AGTACATCAAAAAATGTCGCGCCGCAGGTGACATTATCGAGCTAGAAGGTGAAAACCTTAGATATGGGATTGGGTAGCATGAACACCGATCAACTCTTAACCCATACTCGAAACTTGCTTGCATCACACGGTAAACCTGATGCAAGCGGTTACACGGGCGATCGCCGCATTGTATGGATTGGAGAACAGCCAAGATTTACAACTGATGTAGCCACGATACCCGCGTATCAGGACGCATATATTAAGGCGATCGCTACTGAGTTAAATCCAAAGCATGAGTTCATCCTCGTTGCGGGTGGTGACTCAATCATCAAACCTCACAGAGATGCGACATTTGCTCATCCTGATGCAGTCTCTATTAACTTAGGCGGTAATGCTTATTTTGAGAGTGAGGACGGCGATCGCTTATTACGTCATGGCGATGTGACTAAGTTTAACTGCAAGCGATTGCACTCTGTATCTAAGGCTGATAGCGATCGCATTGTGATTGTAATTTGGCAACGCAACCCAAAATGGGTAGAGAAAAAATTTAAGCAAGGTGTATTGTTTTGAGTCAGCAATTAATCAATTTACTAGAAGCAAGTATTTCTGTGTAAATCGAAAATAAAAGATACATCTTGATCACTGCTTTAACCATGAAAGGCGCTTTTCAAGTGCAATGCGAGTCTTATATAAGTTTAGATAATGGATTTGAAGGTCTTTTAAAACTAATTAACAATGCCTAAATCACGTACCGCAATCTATCGCGATTGCTATCTAAAACGCACAGCACACATAGAGCGGCGTATATGCCCTCTATGTGGCAAACGAGTCTACTCTAAGCTACGAGATATATGTCAGGCTTGCTGGCTTAAGACTGATGACGGTAGGGAGTATATGAGATTGAAACAAATTGAAGGTAGGAGTAAGAGAAATCATGAGCAATAACACTAACAAATCGACTGAAGTACATGAAGAGTTTTGGGACTTAGCCGATGAATGGGGTTTAAGCATTTTGACAATAAGCCAAGTGACAAGCGCCCCGATCAAAGTATTACTGAGTTGGCGGGACAACGGAACTACTCCAAAATCCGCGCTAAACGATTTAAACAAGTTTTTAGATAGAGCAGGTTCATACCATGAATAACACTGAAGACTACAAGCGCGATTTACAGGCTTTTATGTCTAAGTATTATCCAAATATGCAGCCCATTTATCCAGAGTTCGTATGCTAAAGATTCAATACCCCATCGATGCAGTACCAGAAAACTCCGCAAACGGGCGCGGATTGTGGAAGCTACATCAAGCAGAAAAAAAACAGCAAAGGGAATCAGGAAAAGCTAAAACCTTTTTTGATTGGGACAAAAAATCACAGCTTAGGATCAGTTTACATAAGTTTGCGGCTCGTAATGTACCCATGGACAGCGATGGATTAGCTAATGCTTTTAAGCCTATTCGTGATGGCATTGTTGATGGGTTAAACGAGTACTTTAATCAAAGCCCAAAATTTAAAGATGGTAACGAGAGCTTATTCTTTTTTCAGTATTCGCAAAGCAAGGCTACTGAACCAGTATTTGCAGATACGATCATAGTGACGATTGATTTAATGTCTGATGATTCGCCTTACAAAGGTGACACAGCGATCGTGAAGCGATGGGGATACAATCCTGTACTCTTCGACAAAGCCTCACTCATCGCCACATTAGGCGAAATACGCGCCGCTAGGATTAATGAGATAGTTGCAGAGCTTAAGTGGTCAAAATCTGGGACTAAGAAAGTAGATAAGCTTAAATTAGAGTTAGCTAAAACTCAGAAAGCGATCGCGCATTGTGTGGCTGAAACCGTGTTTGGAGTTAAGTAATATCCAAGAGGTAGGAATCGAACCTACATAGTCCCTTCCCATGAAGGTCGCGTAGCCATTTCGCTACTCTCGGTTAAGGCGATCGCGTTTAAATAGTAGGATTTGAACCTACGAGCATGGAAGTATTGAGTCTCTAGCCTCACTTTCACACCTAAACTAGTTTAGCATTTGCCCTGAATCTCTCTGCCATACCTAAAGGCGATCGCATCTACAATATTAGCATTAATCTTTATCAACTCCCCATCGTGAAAACGTCGTTACAACTCCGCACCGCAATACTAGAGGCAATACCTGAACTCATTGGTATTCGCTATTTTGGGTCAATAGTTCAACCCAGTATCTTGATGCTCCCAGATCCTGATCTAGAAGATGGGGGATTAACTCTACCAGCAATCATTGATGGGAACGTGGTCAAATATCAGGGCGTAGAAGTAGTTGTATATCGACACAGAGTACTTGACACATTTGCGCCTATGCTGAACTCAGAGGTGGATTTTAGAGCTAAGTCATGGATACTACTTAAGGATCATGGCAATCTTGATAACTTTAGCCTTACCCAAATAAACGCATATAGAGATGCAGCAGGGCTTGATCCGATTGCTGAACAGAATCTAAGCGAGGGTTTATCACTAGCGGCGGCGAAAGTTGCTAAGCTTATGGATTTATACAAGCAGCTAGCACCGCCATCGACAAAGCCAGATCAAGCGCCGCTACTGGATAGCATTATTTTTGAGTTTGATTATGCGGGTTGGATGTAGTTTGTAACGAAATGTAAATAGTTTGATTATGCGGGTTGGATGTAGTTTGTAACGAAATGTAAATAGTTTGCTTACCCTGTTGACATCTTTTGTTTAGTGATGATATCTTTAGTACATCAAGAAAACACAAAGGAGCAAACGACCATGACTGTTATCCAATTCGATCTATTTGGCGAAGACGAAGAAACTACTGAACTCAGCACTATCTTGATCGAAACCGCAGAACAATTAGAAGCTTTCTGGACTAGTGTTTGTGGCAAGTCTGAAGAGCAAATCGCTTATGACAATGCCAAACAAGCTTGGGATGATTACTACCCTATCTGGACTAAAGCCCAAAACGACTACTATCAAAAAGACGCGATTTCTAAAGCTGAGTTTTTGGCAGCAAAAGCCATTTTTACGGAATTGGACAAAGCGTATAACGATGCTTGCAACGCTTTTTAATATTACACATCAGGGGCTTAACCGCCCCCCTGTCAATCAACCAATCAACTAACAAAGACTAACGACCATGTTTACTCAAACTATTACACCAGAATTGATTCAATCTCTCTCTTACTATAGCATCTGCAAACTTAGCGATTGTTTGATGATTGCTAACCCCCGTCAAGTTAATTTACGTGGAACGATAACTCTTGATGAGTTTGGAAATTACATAGATTCTGATGCTGAATACTATGCCTCTTTTATTGGGCAATGGGTTAAATAACCCCACTCGCACACATCAGGGGCTTAACCGCCCCTCTCTCAACCAACCAACTAAGGTAACGACATGCAAGCACTATTTATGATCCAAGCGTTCCTACAACGCTATGCCGAATTACATCCTGACAATATTGATGGCAAGATCGGCGAAGAGTATATTTTCTATTTGTGGACTAACGACATTCTCTCAGTACGCATGGCTGATGAGGGTTACGAGTACTCATGGCAGTCAGACGGCATTTGGTACGCATTGGAAAGTGTAAGTAAGTTAAAGGAGTTGCTAAGCCATGCCTAACCCTGAATGCCCCTACTGCCATAAACCGATGTGCTTCAACTGCACAAAACCATCAGGCGCAAAACAATATCGCTGTAGGCGTGGTTGTCTTACCACTGAAGGGAAAACCGTAACCGTGACTGACAGCGATCGCAAACGTGGAGGTCAAACGATAGGTACAGAGCCTATGACTCAGCGCGAATATGACTTACGCTATCGCTTGGCACATCCTAAGAAGTATAAGGAGGTGCATAAGTATTAGCCAAAATCAAAGGATAAGTAGCTAATTGTAAACAAATATTACAAATAGCTTGCCATCTTTTATTTAGTGATGATATATTGATTACACCAACAAAACAACAAAGGAGAAAGCAATTGACTACTCACCCTCAATCACCATTGATTACACCCCGCACAGGTAAGCATATATCCCCAGAGGTTAAAACAGAGATTATTGGCTTTGTTGCAACTCAAGGCAATATCGATCTTCCAATGATCGCCCAACATTTACTAGATATAGAAATCGGTTCCACGCTCAACAGTAACGAAGATTTAGCTCTTGAGGCGCTTTACCAACTCGGTCTAATGACCCGCTTTACTGACAACGAAAAAGCGATCCTCAAAGGTGCTAGAGACAATGCATATGCCGATGCTTTTGATGGTGAGCTACCTTGGGTATTCGCTGTTATTAATGAGTCTGGCTTAGATCCGAAATCTGCTAGAGAGGTGATTGCTAGTTTGGTCAAGAAGGGGATTGTCGCTATTGAAGATTATAAGGGCAAAGGTCACGCTGATGACATGATTTTAGTAGTGACGGATCACGGATTGGCAGTTGCTAAGCATACAAAATTTTAACCACCACCCGCGCAAACGAGGGAGTAGCGCCCCTCTCAAAACTAACAAGGTAACAACAACGCAAACACAAATTAACTGCCATTTCGCACACGCATGGGACAGCGAAACTCACCCCGATCTAGCTGACAGGAAAGCAGCGATCGCACTAGCTAAAAGCTTAGCTCCCAATGTCAAGAGCTTTGAGTATAACGGTAGCCAATCAAATGGCTTTGAGTTCTACTTTACAGAGATTGTGACTGTGACAGTGGACTTTGAAGATGGCGACTGTCTCGCAGACTTTGATGAGGTGCAGAATGCACAGCCACTTATCGCAGGTGGAGAAATGACAACGGCTCGTAGGGCGAAAAACAATGCTTAACACAAAACAAATACGTTCGTATGTCAAGCCAATCGGGAAATACATTCATAGAGGTGCTTTATTCCAATTATGTTTGGATTTGAATAGTGTTTGGGGCTTAGCCAGTTATTCAAACAAGCAAATTAGAACAGAATTAAAATTTCTATGCAAAAACTGGAAAGCCATCCTTAAATACAATAGATTGGATGAAGACAATGTTTTGTATCAAGGTAAATGGCGAAAAGTGATTAGGCATTTTATTGGTTACTTTGGCAAAGAATTACCAATTACAGAAGAACAATTTAATATTTTTCTAGACAAGCATCCAACGAGATTTGCAAAATAACCAAACAAAAAAGCGCTTACCATAGAGTTAGCGCTTTTTTTGTTGCCATCATGCTTAAATTCACCAACGCAAAACCAGTACACAAAATTGAGGTGATTAAATCTCATGATCAATTTTTAGTACAAATAACTTTAAAGCCGCCTACTCTATTCGCTGCTGTGTCAGGACTAGGGATAAAAGCTCTGGGATGGAAAACCTATAATGCTTAAATTTACCCTACCTACCACCCCGATCGCCGCTAAGCTCCTATCCAAGTTGCAAAACATAGAGCCTGTAATTAAATCTGTCAGCGCCGATCATGTGATTGCTCTGCAAGATAATATTATTCGTGAGGGAGGCGATCCTGATACGGGCGCGGCGTGGAAAACGCTCTCATCTAAGTATGTTGCCCATAAGAAGATGATCGGGGCGTTTATAACCATCCTCAGAAATACCGATAAAATGCGTAAAGGGATAACGGTAATCAGTAACGATGGTAAGAGCTATCGGATCAGCGTTGTGGGAGATGCAAAAAAGTACTTTGCGTATGCTAATGAGGCTAGGCGGTTTTTGGGTATGAGTCCAGAGACTAAGGATCGGGCTAAAATGGCATTGAGTAAACATTTGAAGGGTAAGTAGAAAACAATGAAATTACTGAATAGAGAAGAATTTTTAAAGCTGCCAGAAGGTACACTTTACTCTGAATATGATCCTTACGTTTTTGGTGATATTCGAGTTAAAGGAGTATCTGGAGAGGGTAATAATGTTTATGCTTTAGATTTAATCGGTCTTTCTTCTGTCGGATTTAATGATTTCAATGAAGCCGCCAATGCTTTTGGGGAAACTAAACAAGGTGACTTGGATTTTGACTGCTATTGCAGAGATAATATTTTAGAGGATCAATTGTTTGCGGTCTTCGAGGCTAAAGAGTTAAGCGAGATTACAAAGATTTTGCAAACCGCTATGAGATTAGCAATCAACAGCGAGAAGGTGTTATGAAAATAACAGTTAGAGCCTACAGCAAAGACGATTACTACAAAGACATATTAGAGATGAGCGATCGCCAAGTTTGGATGAGTGATGTGCGGGTGACTAACAACCCATCCACTGGCATTGGTGGAATTATATCGCCTCAAGATTTCCCAGAGATGGTTAAGTTTGAAGTTTTTGTGGAACAGGATTAATTATGCAACTCCCTAACCTCATCCCCCCATTTGCGCCCAAAAATAGCGATGGCAGTTACAAATATAACTGCAAGTTTTGGGTACGAAATAGCGTAAGCACTGGCACTACTAACGCGCTAGGCAATCCTGTATTAGATAGCGATACGAGAGCGGTACAGGGCTGGGCGGTACGTGAGACTAATCCTCAACTACTTGAGACGATCGGCGCTAGTGTAGAAGAAACACCAATCAAAATTTGGATTCAAGATCCTAAATGCTTACCCGCAAACTTTGCATCGTTCAACAATGTGCGATGTGAGTTAGATTTAGGCGTGTTGCGTGTTGGTTTATTGCGTCCTGTACCTATGGCTCATCCGTTTGTGCCTAGTAACTTTCAGTTTGTTATTGGAGCTTTCAAAGGAGTTAACTCATGAATATTACAGTAATAGAACAAAGCTATAAAAACTCTCGATTGCTAAAAGTGGCAGTGCGAACAGATAAACCCGTAGTATTGCCGATGGGCACATCGTTAATATTTAAACAATATCCCTTGGCGAAGAAATCGCTTAAATATTTTGAGCAAAAGATCGAGGCGGCAACTAATTTATTTCTATCAGAGTCAGTCGGAATAGTTGTTACACTGACTGAATCAATCACTTTAGATAGTGGTAATCTTTTTTTGCCTATAGCCCCTAATCACCCAGAAATACCTTGTGAGTATATCTGCTCAAATAGTTTAGATTTACTTGATATGGATATTTCGTTTGAGCAAGCTATGCAATGCTCACAGATGGCTGGTTTACTTAGATCGTAAAATCATGAAAAAATATCTACTACTCCCCTTCCTGTTTTTTGCCATCCCATCCCCCGCGATCGCAAACGAGCCGATTAACTATCCAGCCAACTTTATCGAATGGCGCGGCGTGGTCTACAACCTCGATCATTTAGCTGGTACAGGTGTGCAAGTGATCGTCACAGTACAAGAGCAAAAGCCTGTTGAGAAAAGTGCGAAGCCCTTTGACGCGAATATGGAACGGGTAAAATTCGAGAATGCTCGGAATCTGCTTTTGATTGAACAACTCGGGAATACAAGATAAAAATATGGCTGTGACATTACAATCAACATCTTTCGATAGTAACGGAAAACCAAAACACTTAATGAGTAAAGATGGCTCTTTAAGTGTTGATGGGATTAGTTGCACTGTTTCTGAGTTTGAAATTAGGGCATCTACGCAATCAATCACCGCTTACAAGGCGGTAATTAAAGCGGATGAACGACAAGAAAATATTACTCTGTGCGCTTACATCAAAAATGATTTACAACGTTTACAGAGTGTTTTTATTGCAGGATCTAACCCGTTTACAATTACTTCGGGTGATTATATTTTCAGGTGTTTGAGAGCAGTTTTAAGTTGCGGAGAAAAATGTTTTGAGATTGAAATTGAAGGAGCGTTTTTTATCAATCTCAATAGTGATATAATGCGTGAGTGAATGCGTCTTGTGTTTACCCTTTGTTAGTTTGTTGACTTAGCAGTTTGTCGTCCTGTGTTTCAGATGGACGACAAACTGCTTTTTTATTGATTAAATTTGTGGCGATACTTTACCAGCATCAACACAGTTGTAATTAACTTTAAATGACCAAATATCAAGTTTGATATTTGCGATCGCCATTTCGCAATAAGTTTGATTTTCCATAGGAATAACAGCGATCGCTCTTGCATCATAGCTATAGGTTTGAATTACTAAAAACCAAATAGTCAAAATACTGCAAATTAATTTCATCTCAACCTCTCCTTAAATTTAAATAATCTCGATTACTGCCATGATTTGGGCGCGGCTCTTGCTGTGATTTCGCTAGAGTAGCGCGAATAGTCTCATCTATAGCCCAATAGATCGGTGTTGTGTTTTGTCCATCTTTTTCATGATCTGGCATAAGTTCAAGTAACTTTTCAAGCTTTGCAGAGCCAATCCTGATTTTAATTACTATCACGCTAGGCTCTAAGCTTGCCATAGTCCCTATTGAGTCCCTATTGAGTGCCTAATCTAAATTATAGCTATTTATTGATGCAATCCTAGAGGGTAAAGTATCTAGGATTAAAAGTCATGGCTGAGAAGCTAACAACATTTGAGACGGGCAACGGTGCAAAGGTTGAAATCGTGCCTCTAGGATTAGGCGATACAGCCTATCCTGAACGCATCACAATTACAGCTACCGATCCGTCAATCAAGAACGCTGCTACTGTCGTTTGTTCGGCTAGCTGTGCAGTATCTGGTCAAACCCTTAAATTACCATCTGGAACTGCTTTACCATTTACCGACCCCGTAACTGGTGCGATCGTAATGGTGACACTGGATGCAGCCGTAAGCGTTGCGCTTTCAACTGGTAGCGGACCATATACTGGCACTTTTACCGCTAACGTTGTACAAAATCACCTAGCAGTGGCTGACAACAGCACTTCCAGTAACTTTATCCCTCTCGGAGCGCGTTCAACTGCTACAGCGACAATCACTCTAAGCGATGAACAATTGCGAACCTTTGACTCAACTCTGTTCGACCAAGGTCAAGTAGTTGGTGCGGCTGGTGAGTTTAGCTGTGATGGTGTATTTAGCTCTATCGATGCTGGACTAAATACTGTTGCGAACCTAACTAAGGGCGCGACTGATATTGACGGTACAACCGTAATTTCTACCCCTGGGAATTACATGTGGGTAGTTGTTACTACCCCACCCCCTGCGGCTGGTTACACATCGGGCTTGGTTATTCGTGCAATTTGCTACTGTACCGATTTAACGATTGACGTACAAGCTGGGGCGATTTCTAAACAGGCGCTACCTTTCAAGGCTAACGGTACTGTCTACACAGACGCGGCAATCGTAACTTAATGCATGAATATCTGATCTCTCCTAAAGTCTACGCAATAGGCTGCAAGCTAGACGGTAAGCAGCTTATTGCCGAAATGCTTTATTTGAAGGAAGAGTTTCTGCAAGACACGAAAGTGGATTTATACAGTGGCGATCGCGTTTTGGTTGCCACTGTATTAATCCCTAAAACAGATATCAATACCCATACAAATATCACTTTGCAAATATGCTAATTTTTGAGATTGAGCAAAAGCCAAAATATAAACCTGTAACCGTCTTTGGTGTTGAAATCCCATTACTAGGGGAGCTAACTGTAGATGAAGTGATTGCAGTCGATAAAGCGATCGCTGTTGACATTAGCTCAACCAGTGCCAACACTGAATGGAAAATCGTACAGGTATCAGCATGGCTAGCAGCTCGATTATCTGTAAGCCGTGAAGAAATTACAGCACAGCTCAAAAAGTCAATACCTTTAATCGAGGCTTTGTGGCTAACCTTTGTCTCAGAGCGTGAGGGAATTACAGAAAGCTATGAACTTGATGAACCTGTGACGGAGGGAAAGGAAGACGATCCAACCGTACCGTTAAAGACATCGAAGAAGAATGGAACGCGATCTACCTCAAACTCACATCAAGTAGCTTTGCTCCAAAATTCAGAGATGGATTTGGACAGCAACGAATAAGTGTAATCAGATCGCATCTTGCTTATATCAATGAGCAAGAGTTACAGCGATCGACTGAGTTAGAGGTGATTGCAGCGCGAAACACCCTAGCTACTGGTGATTTTAAAGACCGTGAGAAAGCATTCCGATCGCTTACTCCATCATTACAAGCATTACGTAGATCGCAAGCTAAAAAGCGGATGAGTGTTGGCTTTGCTAAGAAATTCGCAAAGCTATTTAAAGAGGGCAAGATTCCGAATTGGGTAGTTGAGATTTGCGATTTTGAGACGATTGAATTATTAGCGGGTGATTGATATGGCTGATGAGAATTATGCAATAAGAGTGAGTTTTGATGGCATCGACAAAGCGATCGGTGACATCAAAACTTTGCAATCCGCGATCGGTAATATCAAAGCACCCGTTTTAAATTTGGGCGGTGCGGAATCATCCAAAATTGCTGAGGCATCTCTCAAAAAACTACAGCTAGAAGTTGATGCACTAGAAGCAAAGAAAGCGCAAAGCGCTGCTAACGATCTGAATCGTGCTAACCAAGTAGCAGCTAAGCAAGAGGCTAATGGCGCAAAATTACTAGCTCAACTTGAGAGACAGGAAGCAGTTAGCCAAAGGCGATTAACCCAAGGCAATGTAAATGGCAATAATGCTGAAGATAAAGTCGCTGTTCGCAATGCCAAGATTTATGAGGAGCAAATCAGATTAAAGCAGCAATTAAATGCTATTCAAAACACAGCTTTTAGTGATGCTGACAGAGCTAGAGCGGAGGCTTTTGCTAACTCAATCAATAAAGTTAATGTTGAGAAAATCAACAAAGAATTTGCAGCGACAAATGTCGGTACTCGTACCTTTATCGGCAATATGCAAGATGCGAGCGCACAGCTCCAAGTGCTTGCAGGTAAGCTAAACGAGATTAAAGGTAGCGCACAAACAGCATTTTTAGAGCTAGATACTGCCAGAAAGAAATTATCAACAATCAGCGATGACGCTAACGGGCTTGTAAAAGCTTTAGCTAATGTTGCCAAGGAAAACGCAAACCAAGCCACTACAGCTCAATTAGCAGGGGCTGCGTATGAAGTTCAATCGGCTGGCTTTGCCAAAACTGCTGACACGACCAAGATCCTCGAAGCATCATTAAGAGGCTCTGTTGGTGGATTTTCTGACGTAACTACAGTATCCAAGGCGGCAATTTCTGTACTCAATGCTTATGGATTGGGGGCAGATCAGGCGGCTGCTACCATCGATAAATTTACAGCCGTTCAACAATCTGGTTTGATTACGGTTGACCAGTATGCTTCGCAGATCTCGCGAGTCGCTCCTGTAGCGGCGGCGGCGGGTGTATCGTTGGATCAACTCAATGGATTTATTGCCACTGCGACAGCTTCTGGTGTGCCTGTTGAATCTACATTTAGCGGACTAAGACAAGCTTTAGCATCGACAATCAAGCCATCGGCACAAGCCACCGAAGAAGCGAAAAGATTAGGCATTCAGTTTGATGCGACTGCATTGAGAACCAAGGGGCTTAATGGTATTCTTGCTGATGTTAAAAACTCAGGACTGGCTACTGGCGACTCATTCAGTAAGCTATTTGGCAGTATTGAAGCTGTAGCAGCAATTCAACCAGCTATTAATGATTTAGGTAAGCTAGAAGCAAATATCAAGGCAAGCGGCGAAAGTGCAGGACTAACCGATAAGAACTTTAACAAAGCAAAATCATCTCTTAAAGGATTTGCTAACGAAGCTCAGGACGCACTTGCAACTTTGGGCGAAAGGATTAACCAGACCGCAAACTTTAACCCATTGGTATTAAGTGCGAGAGCTTTGGTTTCAGCTTTTCAGGCATTACCAGAACCAGCTCAAAACATTATTGCGATCGTCGTAGGATTGGGTGCTAGTTTTGTAGCGATTTCGGCTGCAATTACTGGTACTTTAGCAGTCGTCACCCCGACGATCGCTGCTTTTAAATTACTAGCAGGGGCAATCGTTGAGAAGACTGTTGCAGAAAATGCATCAGTAGCAGCTACCACAAGGTCAACGGCTGCTGTTGTTTCTCAAGGTGTTGCACAAGGCGCGACAGCCATCAAAACTAAAGCTAGCGCGATCGCGACTGGCTTATATAGCCTTGCTACCACAAAGGTTACGGGTGATTTAATTCTAACTAATGCCCAATTAGCGATCAAGAATGTGCAACTAGGGTTGGTTGCTGCTAAGACAGCGATCGCCACAGGCGCGACGGCTTTATATTCTGGTGCTACGAATATACTTACGGGATCGTTAACGGCTGCTACAGGGGCGGCTAGTGCTTTGATTATCCCTTTAGGTTTAGCGGCTGCCGCTGCTGGTGTTTTGTTCGCACAAATCAAAGCAAACCAGATCGCTGAATCGTTGGATGCACTTAACGCGACAGGTGTAGGCGTAAAAACTTTAGGTGATGAAGCAATTAGATCTGCTACCAAGGCTCAAACATTTAGTAACCAATTAAAAGGACTAACTGCTGATGGTAAAAAAGCCAGTGAGCAGCAAATCACTGACGCAAAAAATCTAGTAAAAGCCAATGAAGAAAGATTAAAGGCGATCGCTGAGCAAGAAAATAAAATCAAACAAGGTGGCGCGATTGATGAGACTAAAGGCACTCGCGAAGCTCAGCTATTAGATCTTAAGCAATCAGAAAATGCTTTAAAAGGACAAAACGACACACTCAAGGAGCAAATCAAATTAAATGAAACTAATGCAACTGCATCGGCAAAATTTGGGGCGGCTGCACAAGTAAATACCGAGGAACTCAAAAAACAAGCGATCGCACTAAAGGAAACCCAAAACCAAGACGCTGAAAAAGGTATCAAGCGCTCCTTTGATGATGGCAAGGCTAAACGCGATCGCGAGAATGCTGATGCAATCAAAGCAATCGAAGAGAAAAATGCACTCGCTAAAGGTGAACTAGATCGCAAGCAAGCGCTAGAAACTGAAGCGCTGAAAGAACGTCAAACCCTAGCTCTACAAGACAAGCAAAGGGCTTTTGATGAGACTCAGAACGCTAAAAAACTACAACTTGAAGATGCTCTTGACGCTAAAAAACGTGCAAATGAGGAGAAACTTAACGCGCTTAAACAAGCATTTGACGATAAGCAAAACGCGCTCAAGGAGCAACGAGCAGAGAAGCAACGCAAAGATGATGAGGCATTTGCTAAGGCGCGTTCAGAACGTGATAAACAAGCATCTGAGGCTTTATCAGGTGCTAAGCAACTAATCAGTAACGAAGGTACGATCGCCACTGCCAAACCAGAAGATCGGGCTAAGATTGCGGCGCAACTTGAAGAAGAAAACCGCATCAGAGCGCAGGCGGCGCAACAAGGTCAAGGCGGTGTGCAAAGTCAAGAGCAGTTAGTTGCACAAGCCAAGCAAATCGCGCAAGTATCAGCGATCGCCACGGGTGAAGAGCAGAAAAAAGTACAGCTTGCATTAGATGAGTTGGAGAAAGCAAATAAAGCTAAGCAAGCTGAAATTGATAAAGCTGAGGATGCAAAACGTACTGAAGAAAAACGAGCTAGTGACAAAGCTTTTGAAGCTGAGCTAAATGCGTCTAAACTCGCTTTCGATGCTGAGCAAAACACCGCAAAACTCAACTTTGAGAACACTGTACTCAAACCTGAAAAACAAAAAATCGAAGCTGAGTTACAAGCGAGTAAATTAGCCTTTGAACGTGGCGAATTAGCAGCGCTCAAAACACAGCAAGCAGCCGATGAACGGGCGCTTAAACTACAACAAACTAACGAGGATTTAGCAGCTAAGAAAGCGGCTGACGCTGAGTTAGAGTCGATTAAGCTAGCTCAAAAAGAGAAAGAGTTAGCACTAGATCGCGCCTTTGAAGATGCAAAGATTGAACGTGAGAGAGCATTTAAGGAGCAACAAAGGGCGCTAGACAAAGCATCTGCAATCGAGATACAGCAAATCCTTGGTAAGTCTGCACAGCAAATTATTAGCGCTTTGACATTGGCAACTAAAGGTGGTACATCACTTAGCGCCGCTACTGGTGTTGGTGCTCCTAAACTTCCGTCATTTAGTGAAGGTGTTACCAATTTTAAAGGCGGTTTAGCTTTGGTGCATCAAGGCGAAGCGCTAGTAAATTTACCTAGAGGATCAGACGTTATTCCTGCCAATCAAACCAAGCAGATCATGAATAATAATTCGGGCGGTAACAAAACCTATAACGTAAATGTGACGACTGGCGGCGGCGATCCTACTGAGATCGCCTTGCAGATTCAGAGAGAGATGGCGCGATCGGCGGCGTTGAGTAGTTAAAATATCTAAAAGCTAAGGTGAAGCGATGACAACTTTTAATCTACAACTCGAAGATAAAATCTACAAAATCGATCTGTATCCAGAAGTGCGAGTTGCTATAACCCGTCACATGGTGCAGCTATACACAGAGTTTTGCGCTGTGAATCCTAATAAGCCAGTGACCTTTGATGAGTATCTAGATTTTGTAGCAACGCAGTCACATCCCGAAAATCATAGCCAAATAGTTGAGGCTGAAGTTATAAGCGACGATGAGATTAATATTTTGTGCGACCAAATGCGGCGCAAAGATAAGATGATCGATGCATTGCTAGAGGCGATCGGTAAGATGAAGTGATATCTAAATACTAAACAGAGTTGAGAGATCTATAACTTTCCCTAATCTATTTAGACAACCTTTGCGACCTCGACTGATAACAATTTGGCAACACCTTGTATAATGCAAATCCTTATTAGATACAGGTATATGCCGATTGCGATCGGCTGATAAGGAGATATTACCGTTAGTCTCTTCAGCGCCGCAAATATCGCAAACTTGCATAATCTTGTTTTGATAGGTTAGTTAATTATTGCAAGTATCTCGCAGGATTTTGTATAGGAAATTACGCAACAAAAAAGCCGATCAAGCGATCGGCTTTTTTGTTGCAAGGGGTGACTCACCGCTAAGAATAGGGTTTAACCTTGCATGGTTATTTTAGCTTAATCCCGAATTAACTTATGCTCTAATTCTGGATAATGCTTACGGATTGCTTGCTTTGTGAATTGTGTTGTATCAATGGGGAACGGATTATATACTTTGGGTTTGGGATCTGCCCTTGGTAGTATTTGCGTGATGTCGAATTGTTCCATGATGTTAACCGATTAACATCTGCCAATTTTTAACATCGCGCAAATAAGCGATCGCCTTGTCAGAACATTCCGATGGCACATAATCGGTAATGATTTTACGAGGTGCAGAGCCTAGTAAACTTTCACCTGTCTGAGCTTCAATTGCTTCTAAAACCTCTTTAACGGCTTTACCTGTCTTAAAAGTAATCCCATAGCGTGATTTCATGTAGTCTTTGAGTTGAGCGCACGTTTGACCAATGTATTTAACTTGTTGCCCGTCGCGATCGTCAAAGACTTCGATTGTCGGTTTCTCAATCTCGACTACTGCATCAGATTTACCCTCTAGCATCAAAGCAATAGGCAACCCATGAAGCGCGATTCTGTTATCTTGCCTTGTTGACCATTCAAGCATCAGACGCATATTCTCGTTGGCAAGTTCAAGCTCACGGATACGATCGTTTTGTTTTGGGATAACAGCCCTGATAATTTGCTTAGCTTCAGAAAAAGCAGCTACTAAATCTAATTTGCAATCAACAACAGCATCAGTATTTTTACTGAATGTCATCAAAGTAGTAGCCTGATTTTCTGTGAGTAGTGCATATTTCTCAGGACGACCGCCCTGACTACCTTCTATGGGTTTATCGATTTCAAATCGCACAACCCCAAAACGATCTTCGATCCTTGTCTGGTAACGTTTTAGAGTCTTCATGAAACTCTGATGCTCAATATTTAATCTCGCAGCAATCAAACGGGAATCTACAACTAGATCACCGTTTTGCTCAGTAACTTGTAAACTTGAATTAGACATATAGCCTCGCTATTAGGTTATGTGGATAGCTTGCGTGATAACAAGCTGTAGGCGATTACTGTGATAAAGGTAGTCGCCTTAATATTTTAGCATTTTTCAGCTTTTATCTTAGCTCTTGACTCTGCTTGCTTTAGTCGCATGTATTGCTTGCCATCATCCGTTTTAAGCCAACAGGCGCGGCAAATAGTGAGAGGCGAGTCTGATCTGAGTTGGCGATCGCATTGCGTACAGTAGTAGCGTGGTTTGTCTGCTGTACGCTTTAGATAGGCGGCGCGATCTATTTCGGCGCGTGATTTAGGCATTTTTACTTTGCCCATGTAAAAGTTTTTGATTGATTTCTACATATTCCAACTCAGAAATAAATTCTGGGTTGTCGGTTTTATAGTCTGGAAGTAAATTAATCAATTCAGCGATTGCATTACAGTAATGTTGATCGCTAGAGCAAGGGGCGCAATCTGCTTTTATTCTCATTAAAAGCAGATTGTTTAAAACTTTAAGCAGAGATTTGTGCATATTTAGCGCTCTTTGCGATTTCAGTAATTAGTAAATTAGCTGCGGGGCTGCAATCAGTAATTTTTAGTAGTCTTTTCAAAGCTCTATAAGTTCTAGCTACAACCTTGCCAGACTCATCGCGAAAACTTCTACCTACTCCAATGAGCTTGCTGTCTGGGGTGAAAGAGAATGCTTGCAATGTTTCGTCATGCTCTTGAGGTGTAGCACCCGTAGATACATAAATAAAATGACCGTTTTTTTGGAAGCAATATTCAACTTGTAATGTTTTCATTGTCTTTTGCCTTGCATGTTTAACTCAATGATCTATTATTGATCGATATCCTGTATTTGTCAACTACTATTTACAACTAATTTAGACACAAAAAAGACGACCTTGCGATCGCCTTCAAATTCTCAAAAAATCATTACAAATCCACAAATCAAAAAACAATCGGCTTTTTAGTTCGCTCCTTAGAATCTAGGTCAGTCGAAATTTAACGCGATCAAAATGTAGCATAGATTGATGTGCGATAATTAATCAAAATCCCTTGACTTACTCATGGCAAAGTACTGGCTAGACACTGAATTTATTGAAGACGGCAAAACTATAGATTTGATTTCTATCGGTATTGTTTGCGAAGATGGGCGCAAATATTACGCGATTAATAGTTGGTGTGACTTTTCCAAGGCTAGTCAGTGGGTCAAGGAAAATGTTATAGCCAAATTACCTGATTCATTTGTTAATCCTCAAACCGCATCACCGTCAGAAGTTGAGGGAATGTTTTACTGGAAGGATAAACCGACGATCGCTAAAGAAGTCGCTGAGTTTTTTGAGTGCATTGGCAATCCAGAGTCAATTATTGATGATGGCTTATACCCTCGCTTTATGCGATGGCTAGGGTTTTCAAGTGTAGGAATTAAATTAAAATATCACTGGGAATGCGCAGAAAAGCCCGAAATTTGGGCTTACTATGCAGATTATGATTGGGTCGTATTCTGTCAACTTTTTGGCGCAATGATGGATTTACCCAAAGGATTCCCCATGTATTGCCGTGATATTAAACAAGAATGCGATCGCCTTGGTAATCCTAAATTACCAGAGCAAGGCAAGGGTGAACACGATGCCTTAGCTGATGCTCTTTGGAATAAACAAGCTTATGAATTTTTGCAAGGTGTAGTGGTAAAGTAATGGCTGCAGGCGATCTCACACTCGTATATTTTGGGCGTAGCTATACCTTTACATTTAGTGGTAGCGCCATAACCCCATCGACGCAAGTATTTGCGGTTGACGATATCGTGCGCTTTACCACCACAGGCACATTACCAACGGGATTAGCGTTAAACACTAGCTATTATGTCGCGAGTGTAGGCGCAACGATTACCGTATCAGCTACGCAGGGGGGATCGGCTATAAGTCTTAGCGGTGGCAGTGGTACGCACTCGATTCGCGTTTACCTGAGTGTGGTATTTAGGAATTTTAGCTCTGATTCTCCACCGCCCCGCCAAAGTTCTCGACTATCAGGAAATGGGACTTTTAGCGTAAATGGTGCTTTTGTTGATACGGGCATAAGCTTTGAAGATCCTCAGCAATATAATATTCAGTCAAAAGTATCTATTGCTGATGCGCTAAAGCTTAAAGCGATGTGGACTACTGCTAATAATATAAGGCGCGAAGCTCAAGTGCTAACGGGTTCGCCATACTTAGAATTGATTGATGAAATTACTTTATATTTTGAGGAAGGGAAAACATCAGCAACCAAAACGCGATCATCTGTTGGCACTCCCTTTCAGCAAAATGGCGGTGTAAATTATTACCCTAAGCTGCAAGTAAAAATGCCAATCGAGCCAACGTTTAGCCCAGATACTGGCGTTGGTAATGTGATGGCGGTGTTTGAATTACAGGAAACGGGGGTTAAAATATGACCGTTAATCTAAGCTCTCGCAATTTTTCTTTAACGATTGCTGGAGTAGATCGCACATCAGAACTCGATTCCATCACCCTCTCGCAACCATCAACATTAGAGCAGCGTCATGCACCAACTACAGGATCGATAACTTTAACTTTTAACCCTCTCAGATATAACGAATTTATAACTATTGGCAATCCTACAACAGCAGCTAATTGGGCGGTAGAGGCGGCTGTAGTTTATCAAGTTGCTAATGATTCAGGAACGCTCGTTAATTATTTTACTGGCTTTATCCTCAAGGAGCCATCACCGCCAAATATAGGCTTTAACGAGGGGACATTACAGATTGATGTTGGTGATATCCTTGCTTATCAAAGTCAACGCACAGTCGATCGCGATGTCTCTGGCGTAACGATTGGTACTAATACCGATCGCGACGAGATTGTGGTTAGAGTGCTGGAAGATGCGGGAATTACAGCTCACTCTATCCCCTCACTTGGATACCCATTCAATACACCAATCCAAAAAACAGGCGGATCGCCTATTAAGTTTGTAGGCGATTTAGTAGGAGCCGATCGCCATGTGCTTTACTGCAATGCATCAGGCACGGTAATAGCGTCGCCTATTGATTTAGCTGCTACAGCGATCGCTACCCTCACAATTGGGCAAGATGAGGAAAAGTTTCCCCCTGTTGATGGCTCTTCTATTCCCACGGTTACAGAGCTTACGATTTCGGGTGTAGTGCAAGAGCCTGACCAAGGCGAATACCCGATCCTGTCGGTTTTAGAGCGCTATATAACTTATCGATCATTAGGGTTTTCTGCCGAATATCGAGTGCTAGTGAATCGCACGACAGAGGATATTCAGTCTGAAAATTACAAAGCTTCTTATTCGGAAATACATTATTCTGTGATTGAAGCCGATCTGTTGCAAGGATTTGTACTGAGAGAGGGGGATTACTTTGCAATAAATTTACAAGAAGAGTTTACAGAATTTGATTTGCTTTTTAGGCTTAAACGAAAAACTTTAAAAAGATATTTAAGATTTAGCGTTGTTTCTAATTTAGTTGAAGTCAGTTTTCTAACTCCATTTTTAGAAAGCTATAGAGAGGTTGAAGAATACGAATACAACGAAGAGACAGGCGCGATTGCGGAAATTAAAACCACTATTTTTTATGGTGAGGTCACAACCACTAGCGTGAGTGCTAGCCTTACCTTGAACACCATAACCCGCACTGCATATCAGAAAAATGGAACTTTTTGGGCTAAAACAGTAACCACGGAGCTGAACATTCAACCGCCTGACGTGTTTGCTGGTAACGAACGGAGGAATATAACAATTAATGGCGCTGTATTTCCTGTTGTAGGCTGCGTGGATAATTTACAGCCTACAACAGAAGAAAGCACAAGTGTAATAGAGACTAAAAACGACAGCTCAACCCGCCCACCATCAATCACCTATAGCGAGGCAGTAAAAACCAGAAACAAAGAAGTATCAGCAACAGTAACCGCAATCCCTTTAGCTGGTGTGCCTAGCAAAGAGAAACACGAGCCTCTAACTGTGGATTGGCTAACTAGCGATGCGCAAGCTCTTGAGTATGGACAATTAGAGATAGTGCTGATTAATGGGCGCAAACAATGCCGATTTATGGTCACAGCATTGACTGATGTCCTCTTAACTTTGCGCCCTCGCAGTAGAATTGATATTGTTTTTAACGGGATTTTGTACAGGTGCTTAGCAGATGCGATTACATTTAGTCAAGATTTGACTAAGCGAAGCATCGGCTTTATGTGCGATGTCATCTCGACTAGCCCTGCTGATACGCCTAGCACGGTTTATCGTCCTGTTACTCCAATACTCTCTCTAAGAGGAGCTATAACTATTGATGCGATCGCTTCGGGAGAATTTACTCAATCCTTTGATGTTGGCACGATCATTATTGATGCTGTTGTCAATGGAGTATTAGCGGTACAAGGTCAGATTGATGGTGAAATCACTATTGATGTAATCACTTTTGGAATATTAAATTAGGAGAATCAAAATGGGACATGGCAACGCATTTGGAGATGATCAGGCGCAAAACATTCAGATAGCGATCGATCAAGGAACGGGCGCTGGTAAACTCAAGATTTATACCGCGGCTTTTGCAACCTTATTGGTCAATTTTACATTACCAGATCCTTGCGCTCCCTCAGTCGTGACTAACTCAAAAAAGATAGTCTTTAATGCCATCACGCCTGTAAATGCGGCGGCATCAGGCACGGCAGCAGCCTATCGATTGACCGATAGCGACGACGTAACTATTTATGAGCAAGATAATCAAGTAGGGGTAAATGGCAGTGGTAGACAGCTAATTATGAATACTACAACAATTACTTCTGGTGTACCTCAAAACGTTGTTAGCCTTGAAATTGGCTATGCATAATGGATAATCTCACCCCAGCCCAAAAAGTACGATTACAACTTGAGAAACAAATAACTCAAGATGCGATCGCTCGCGCGAGAAGGATTAATCGCGAATCAACTTCTATTTTGCCTACCTTCATGGGCGCTGATGGGAAAATCAAGAGGATTGGGCATGGTGAGCAAAGAACTGCGATCGCCACTAACTTGTTTTACAGCGAAGGAGAAGAAATGCGCCCTATCCCCGTTAGAGGTGGTTTGCCAATGGTGGATAATAAACCTTTAATAGCTCCTAGCCTAGTTCCTATTCCTGTCGTATTAGCTGGTTTACCAATCAAAATACTGCTTCAAAATGGTAGTGATCTTTATATTGGAGGCGATCGCGATCCTGAGCAAATATACACAATCCCTAGTGGCAGATTTTTAAGTAATTCTTCGATAAAATCTACGGGATTAGCATCTAATGATTATGTTGTTAATTTTGTATTGAGTCCTGTTTCAGGGAATCTTTATGATTTTTGTTCTATAAAGAACGGCGTTTTTAGTAGTCGCGAAGTTGACTTGACTTGGACATTTACTGCTGATGTCCTGAACTCTTCTGGCGATATAGTTACAGAAAGTTTTGACGGCTCTGGGCTTCAAGTCTCTACTTATTTTGATAATGATTTTTGCTTTATCGTCAACACAGTATTTTATTCGCTGGAAAATCAAGATATTGACGGGAACGTAATTGGATACAAGGATTCTCAGCTTTTTGCTAAAAGTCGATACGTTGATGTAAGAAACAATCTAAACGCCGATATAGATGAATTATCGGTGACACTAGCAGACAATGGGATAACGTCTAGCTTTGCATCACCATTAACACTACCGCTTAACCAAACTAAACGAGTTGATGGGCAAATAGTAATATTTGCACAAGATGACGGCTCTGGCGGATTTCTTCTTAGCGGTGGTACTAGCGATATTCTTTATTCGACTGGTATAGATAATAATTCGGTGATATTTCAAAGTTATTTAAATAATACTATCCAATTATTTACGGGTGCAGCGCTAGATCTGACATCAAGCTATCCTTCTTCGGTCATAAATCCGCCTAGTTATACTCTAAATGTTTTTGATGTTTTCCGAATCAATTTAATCGATAGCAGTAAATTCACTTTAATCAAAGAGCTAAAGCCTGACGGGACTGCTGATGTTTATGTAGCTAATTTAGGAGCGAATATTATTTATCAACCTTTACAGACAGTTGATTACACAACTTTTAACGAGACTTACACTTTACTTTGTGCAACATCTTATACACCGCAATGAGTACTTCAGAAACCATTCAAACCATTTTATCTCGCGCTTACACGCAAAGCATTGTGGCAATGCGTATTCGTCTCACCCAAGACGATAATCAACAAACTTTTAGTGCTACTTATCTAGGAGCAAACAAAGTCCAGCTTGCTAATGGCGATATTCGACCAGCTCAAAATCAAGGCACAAAAGAGGTAGCAATAGGCGAGTCTGTGACAGTCATTTTCCCATTGCATTCTGGGATTGGGTTTTATACGAGTAAGATTTTTTGAACAAAAAAGCCCATGATGCATATTCAGGATAGATATTCTTGGAGATCGCCAGCTCAGAGGCTCCAGCTACAACACCCAAAACGGTTAGCCATTGTGTAGAGTTCATTTGAAATTCCTTGAAAAAGTGTCATAATCATTCTAATACTTTCTTCCTGTTTCAATAATGAAATCTTATATTGTTGTGGCTACATCACAGCCACAATCTCAGCCTCAGCCTAATGGCTTACCCTCGCAAGGGATAGATCCTTTGTTTATCTATATAGCTGGGCTTCTAACTACTGGACTCGCAGGATTTGGGGCGTTTTTACTCAAAGCTGGCAATAGTGATGTGGTATCAAAAACTGTTGCGGCAAAAATTAATCAAAAACAAGCGGAAACCAATGCAGAGGTTGCTGAGAAGCTTACTGATATTAATATTGAGAAGCAAATAGAAGAAAGCCGTATCGATCAAGCAGTAGCACTCGCGGAAATCGCGAAAGCTGGGGTAAGCCATTCGGCTGATACAACTAATTATTTACTCAGATTGGCTGAAGGGGCTTTAAACTCATCGGCTGCTAACGCTCAATCAACACAGGCATTATCAAGGGCTAGCGAATCGCAAGTACAAGCAACTGAAGACTTGATCAAAGCCACGACACACAACAGCGAAGCTTTAAAAGCCCTAAAAGAGGCAATAGAGGCAGTCCCAAAAGAGACAGCCTCTATACTAGAAATCCATGCAGCGGAATCAAGAATTGCTTTAGATAATATTGATCGTAGGATTGAGGAAAGCAATCAAATCAAGCATGAAGGTTACGAGCGAATCGAGAAAATTATCCACATAGCAGAAACCCGCATCATCGAACAATACACAGGTACGATCGCCCAGTTGCGGGTTGAGATAAAGGATTTAGAGAAAGTGGTTAAAGGTCAATAAAACGCAAATACTAGGATGCTGCTCATAACTCAATAGATTGGCTAGGATCGAGCTTACAGATAGCATCGTAAATGACGCGCTTAATCAGGGTTAGAGCGCCGCCCCATTTCTGGATTGGTACTGATTCCCATGCTTTCAGCATACGCATAATGCTTGTTAGCTCTGATAGGCGATCGCTTTCGGAGCGAGTGAGGTTGTCTTCTAGGATTTGAGTCTGTTGATATAGCTTTTTATATTCAATCGTGCTACCTCTCAGAGCCGCGTCTCTTCCATCGATCTGGACTTTGGCATCAGAACTAACAGTCTCTAAAGCTTCTCGCAGTCTTTCGATTTCTTTGTTCTTAGTGGTTAATTCTGCACATGCGGAATAAGCACCATCACAAATTGCCTTCCAATTTGTGATTTGATGCCTCAACTCATCGCACTCATTTAACGCCAATTTAAGGCTGTGCTGTAACGCGATTGTGGGATCGGGAATGGGGAGAAGGAATTCAGCTAACTTATCAGCACAGTACGCAGAGAAATCAATATCACTAGCATTGCTAATATCTGTTACAAACGCACCAACAAGCCAAAATTCATCACAATACTGCGATGCTGTAAAAAGCCCAGATTCTCCACCGCGTTCTAATGTTAATTTCACAGGAATTGATTGCCCTTCCTTCAAAATTCTGTCAGCTAATTTGTAATCTGTACTAAATTGATAATATTGGTTATTCATAATATTCATCCATAGTTTGTTTATACCAAGTCCTATCCAATCGCTCGACCATGCTCACCGCATAGCAGCGGCGCAACCACGCGATCTTAATCTCTCTCAATCTGCGATCGCGGTATTCAATCTGCGAGTCCACAAATCGCGCATACCAGCGGCAAATAAAAGCGAAGACGATTAAGGAGATCGGGATTAAAAGTAAATTAGTCATAGCAGCTCCAAATAGTATCGATCGGTTTTCTTGTGGTAGTAATAATGGCTAGATTTTGGCTTTATTACTATGTTTTGCGGGTTTGGGATTTCCTGTAATTGGAGATAAAGTTTTGATGCTAGTGATCGCGTTAAGGGCGCTTCTGTCATATTTTTTACGCGGCTTCAACTTGCGACAATTCAGGCAAGGGGAATAGATTTAAGTCCCCTTGCACTGGCAACGAATTATAAAAATCATCCCATTCAGCGATCGCAAAATCGCTTAACGCTTCAATCAAATCAGAGTTGCGCTCTACGATTTGATGCGGTAATGAGGGGAAAGATATAGACATTTCACCGCAAGATTCATCATTAAACTTGAGAGAGAAATTTAACTTGCAAGGCTCTTTAAATTCATCGTAATCAAAAGAGATTTGATTAACGACAAAATCACAGGTTAGCTCTAAAGGGTAATGCCTCTCAATCAATCCATTTAGGAATTTTTCAACCTCATCAGCCAATGCATCAGAATTAAAGATAAGCCTCTCATGCGTTACCTTTTGGCTGTTGTGGTCAAGGTAAGAGATCTTAGTTATCAATTTCTCTTTGTCAAATTTAATAGCTGTTAAACGTCGTTTCATGGTGTTTACTCCTTTAAATAATTTTCCTTGCTTCTAGTCCATTTCTTCCAGCGCTTCGAGTTTCCACATAGCCTTGCTCCTCTAAATACTGAAGATAGTTTTGTACTTCAGAGATCGGCGTTTTATTCCTTTTTAGGTCAGTGATTGACTCACGAATATGATTATCGCGCTCCCATCCCCTACCATTTAGAAAGTCAACAATTTTTAAAAATATTGGCTCTCTATCTTGCAGAAAATCAAAGTCAGAGTTATCAACAATCTCGCCAGATTTAACCGTGATTGTGTTGGATGGCTCTGCTAAATCATCAAGGGAGTAGACAGGATCGCCCTTGGTTAACTTCGCAAAGTCGCTAGGTTCGCAAAGCAAAGACTGTAAGCGATCGCCATTAAAAAATAGATCGCCACGTCCTAGCAAATCGCGTCCATCGTAAGGGACTTTACCGAGTAAACACTCAGTATCGCCTTCTTCAAGTACCTTCAAAAGTGCTCTAGCTGGTAGATTAGAGCGAATCTTTTTATCGATCACATCAACAGCTTTTTGGGTAACGATACCCTCAGAGATTCCAGAAGCCCTAGCCATTTGACCTAATCGAATATTAATATTCATGATTTCAGCCCATTGCGCCTTACCCTCCTTATCCTCTCCACAGGCAGATTTAAGATCGCCGTATTCGTCATTTAAGAAGAAAATACGTGGCAACTGCTCAGATTTAGAAACCCTTGCATTGTATTGATCAATATTTTCAACCTTATACTCTGCAAACAGCGCATAGCGCCGCATCATTTCAGCTATCAGCCATCTACCAATTAAAATTACTTCTTCAGGTGTGTGGATAATTGGGATTAGCAAATTAGCACAATCCTCAAAAGCAAAAAACGATACCCGTTTAGGATCGCAAATTACCACTAAGAACTCTTGAGGCGATCGCCCAATCAATAGCGACAATAATAAGCTCTGTAGCCATACAGACTTACCCGATCCTGTAGTTCCAGCCGCTAGGATGTGGCAAGTCTCAGGATGCGATAAATCAATAGATACGAGTTTATTGTTAATATCAACACCGATCGCCGCTTCTACTTTTTGACTAGATTTCCAGTAGTCAGAAAATCTAGCAATTTGGCGATCGCTGCGAGGGGTATCAATGGCGATCGCACCTTTACTGATAGAGATAATAGGCGGCGAATCAAGGGCTAACTCTAGGTGTAATTCCTTGCCAATCCCTAGCACTTTTTGCGCTGTGCAATTAGTAGGTTTTACCAATGTGCGAACAAACGATGGAGATTTTAATTCACCAGCAAAATCACACTCTAACTTTTGGTTGTATAGCGCTCTTAGAATCGGATGCGATGGAACTGGCTTAACTTGCTCTGCTTGCATCAAAGTTACTTCACGCTTAGGCGGCGCATAGGATACCGCTAAATGATTAGATAAGCCCTCATTAGCTCGATTAACAACACTTAGATGGTTTTCACTGGCTAAACTTTGATTAAGTCTTGAGAGCTTAAAACATGTTGCTGTAGCTGCTAATTGAGAGATAAAGATAAAGCCCTTTGCGAAATCATTGGACTGAAATGGAATAGATAGGAATAGCAAGAAAGCGATAAATGAACTCGAAAGGCTCCCATAGTGAGAATAGCGCTGAGTAATAAGTACTAGCGCTACCTGTGATACATGGAAATCTTTTGTTAAGTTCAATGCCCTGCTCTCAATGCTTTTTCTAATTTGTGGTTAGCAGCTTTTAATCCTTCATCTGATACAGATCTAAGCTGCACATCGCTTTTAAATCCAGATTTATCCAGTAATTCACGATGCTTGTCTTCTAGTTGTTTGCGAGATTCCGAAACCTCTACTACTGCAACTTTAGGTTTGAGATAAGTCTCGTAAGCCCAACTACCAGCAAGCCAAGCAGCAGACAAAACACAAGAACTCATGGCGACTAAAAAGGCTGTGCCAATTGCTCTGACATGATTAAGGTTGTGTCTGTGATGAGTTGTAGCCATCTCGAATATCTCGCAATAATTGATTCTTTTTAAACGCAGATTTAGATTCCAAAATTTGCTCTGGTTGCGAGTTTAGGATGTAAGCTGCAAAGCCCAAATATCCTAAACTCGCAATAGTTAAAGCCGCTGAGACAATCTCTTTAATCTTCATGCTCTTGGCAATACTTATCTTGATATTCGTCGGAATCCCAATTTTTGGGAATGCTAATCAAAGCCCCAAAAGCTTGCAGGATTGCATTGATAAGCCTGCTCATTTTGCCCTCTGTATTTGTGCGGATGTAGGGATAGCAACGAATGCGACAACAATTGAGACGCTTAAAATCGCGCCACAGATAACAAGCAAGGCAAGCATCACAATGATCTGATCTTTCTTTTGTAGTCGTCGGATCAGATCTTCGGTAGGAAGCGAGGCTAGATCAGGTGATGTCATCATTATTTTTCTTGCCTCTAAAAAGTAAAATTGGAATCATAATAACTCCAGCGATCGCAGCCGAGATGACGGCGAAAGGCTTGGCGATCGGATTGTGAATTGCGCCATCTGATTCTTGGCTGCATCTCATTATTTCAGCGCCCCTAAAGCCTTAAGCTTTGCTTCAACTTCATCCAATTCTGAGAGCTGCTCATCAGTAGCTTCAGAGCTTTTCTCTAATGCCACTAACTCATCGAATCGGGCTGTAAGTGCTTCGATTTCTGTAGGATTAGGCTCAACAGGGGAAGATGGAATGCACAAGAGCATAGGCGTATGACTCAGAGCGATCGGACTGTAGTTTTTCGACAAATTGGTAAAAAAATCAGGATCGATCTTTGGCTCTTCTAACGCACTATCGAACTCATCGCGCCATGCTTCAAATTTAATTCGTTGCACAACTGATCGGGCTTTATTGCGTTGATGGGTGTAAATCATCTCAAGACTACCTTCTAAGCCCTCAATAACGGGGATAGAGGTACTATTTGCATCTTGAGATGGCTTATCTTGAGATGCTTGATCAGCTTTTACTTCAGCTTTGGTCTTGTATTGAGTGTTCATAATGATCTTAAGATCCTTGCTATTTTTGTAGTATTTCTATTTCTCGAAGCGCCAAACGCTCTAGCAGCCTTGATTTGAGCGTTCTCAAGAATAATCTTTAACTCACTCTTTGTATAAGGTGGGTTGCCGACTCCTGAAAAAACTAAATCGCGCCATCTTTCAAATGTTTTTTGATTTAGTCCGTATGCCCTAATTATCTGCTGAACGCTAAGCTGTACCTCTGTTTGCGGGTGCGTCATGGCTTACGTCATGGCTTACGTCATGGCTTATACTACAGCGCTGTAGCAAATAACGTCAAGTGCTATATTTATATTTGTTTCTTAAGTGGTAATTTATGGCAGGGCAACCTCGCAACATTAGGATCGATGATGATATCTATAGTGCGCTTATTCAGTGTGTAGCGGCGCGTAATGCTAGGTTTGAAGCTGATGGCAGTAAAGAGCGAATCACTATTATTGATTTAATAAATGAGTCTTTGCGGTTACAGATGCCTATACATGTTTGGGATAAGCTAAATAATCGCGTGACCAAATTAGAGCAACAAGTAAGCAATATTGAGGAGAGATTAGACAAATAAAAAAGGCGGATCGCTGTAGGGAGTGCGATCCGCCTTCACATCAAGAAAGTAACAAGTAACAAAGGTAACAATGCTCTTTTAGTATAGCTTTTAAATTTAAAAATAAAACATGCAACTACAATTAACCGAATATCAAGTACAAGAGTCTTACCCCGCTCTGCTAGCAAATACCCATGATGTGCGATCGCTGAAAGGCTGTCACAATTGCAGATTTAATAATTGGCGACTCTGCACTAAAGTACCGTCTAGGGATAGCGCTAGTTTTTATGCTGCGAACGATTGCCATGATTGGCAAAACAAAAGTACTTAAAAGCTAATCTTGATTTTAACCATCGCGATTACTCAAAGCTTTGCGCTGTATAGAAAAAGTGCTTAAACGCTAATCGGTAAAAAGCGAATATTTGCGGATATAGCCAAATGACGGTCAAATAAAAAAAAGAACTGCTCAAATAATTTGAGCAGTTCTTTTTTTTATATTTGCTTGAACGGTCTACCACGTTTTACCGTGCCGTCACCGCTCCTGCTTTTCCCGCAATGCTTACAGATCCATTGCTGTATGCCTTTGCGTTTGCCGTTGCGTAGCCATTGGTGATCGCATTCTGGGAACTCAAAGAACTCAATCTTAAGACTGAGTTTTTGAACATATGGCGCAATTACGCGATCGCAATCATTAACTAATAAATCATTGCTGGCTGATGGCTCGATCCCATTACGATAGCTAACCGTAATGTGAGGTCTGGGCTTGTGGGGAATATTATCAGGCATTAACACAGAGATCGCTTGAATATCCTTATTCCAGATATTAGCGATCGCTGTTGCTTCAAACTCAGTGCCGACTAGGTGCTTATACTGAATCTTTTCCACATCATAAAACAGGGTGATGTGATGCGGACTGCCGTTTTTGAATATTGGCAGTACTACAAGGGGCGATCGTAGTACTGCCCAGAGAATACCTTTCATTAAGCTGCTTTTGCTTTACGCGCTAGCATTTTACGGGGGGGGGTAACAACATTCTGCCATAAGCGGCAAATAGCCTCTTTTTGCCCCGTAATACGGAATAGATCGCGTCCTTCAGCGCCAAATCCAGCGGCGCTACTCCCAATTTTAAAAAGAATTTGGTATTCATTCTCCCGATACCAATAAAGGTTTACGGACAGATGTATATTTCCCTCTAGTGAGAGGGAAAACCCATGGCTACCCCAACAATCAGCGAGACTGCTTAGGCTAGCCAACAGCGCCGCGCTGTTGATGGGACTGCCAACAGCGTTTTTTAAGTCGCGTAATATGCTGTCAGGTAGCATAAATGATTCTGCGTTGTCATAGTTATATCTCATTTGTTTTGCGCCTCCCAGCGCTTGACTTGCTTATGTAAATTAAGTTATCAAGTATTTAACTATTTTGTCAAGCATTTAATTAAAATAGTTTTTACTCACTAACTCGTACTCGCAACGCGCCGCTAATAAAAACAAACATCGCAACGCCTGAAAGCCTTGATTCCTCGTTGCGATTTTTATTGTGTTTATATGTTTTGTTGGTTGGCGCATAGCGCCGCTACTTATTTCAAATACTCCTTGTTCATCGTTGGATATTTATCCACTGGTACATACTCGATCACGAACTCCTTCCACGGGCGCGATCGGTATCGCTCAATGGTCGGTGTTGGTGCGATCGCTAGTTCTTTCTTGGGCGCTGATTTTCTAGCCATTTTCCCTGCCAATCAATTCACAAACCAGCTCTTCATCATCACTGAAGAAAATATTGAGTCTTGTGCCATCAGTAAAATAAATAACGGTAAAGCCATCTTCACCCCGATTGGCAGATTTAATAACTTTACCTACAAGCAATTCGTCAACAGTTGGTTTACTCATAATATAGACTCCACTTTTTTAATTAGTTCATCCAAAGGATCTCCAATGGATTTTTTGATAACTTTTCTTGCTACTTCTTCAAATAGTTCTGCACTTATCACGATCATATTGTCGTTAAGTGGTAGGTAAAATTCGATATTTAGCTCTGTGCATCGCTTGGCAAAAAGATCAAAAGTATTTTCTTCATCAGCCAGCCAAGCGTAATTAACACTTTTAGCATTGATGATCATCACTCTAGACTTCCAGTTGTAAGCACTCCCAACATCTCTACCTAATCGGCAATCAACTTCACAAGCTAAGCGATCGCCCTGCTGTATCAACTCCCATGCACGTGCATGGTCCTTACTCAGTTCATAAATCACAATCTCTACTCCTTAACAATTCTGGATAATATCTCTCAACCGCCTTACGCATCCAATCACCTAAATCTGCAAAGGGATCTACTTTTGGCTTAGGCTTAGGCGGATCATCGCGGAGTACAACTTTGGTAATGTCAAAGCTCAGTGGTTCGTCCATACTTTTGCTCCATATCAGCTCTATAACAAAGCTCTCTCATGCGCGATCTCGTTTCTCGCTCGTGCTCAATCATGTATTCAGCAAACGGGACTTTGAGCGATCGCGATCCATAGCAGGATAGCATCTTTGGGGATTGCATCGCGATCAACTTTAGTCACGTCAAGAGCAAGAGAGTTTGTGTCGTATTGAGCGACAAATTTAGCATCTTCCCAAGAGTAGGCTTCGTAGTAATTGCGATAACCTTTTTCTCGATCTTCAACTAGAAAATACTTTGATTTCGGCATGTTATAATTCCTTTCAAGTTACTGAACAGGGTATTTATAAGCGATCGCGTGACATGCGATCGCTTATTTAATTTTTAAAGGTTTCCGCTAATCTTTCTGCGCGTTGCAATAAATTAATTTCGCGATCGCCGAACATCTGATAAATGGCATAAGTCACTATCGGATAATGAGAGCAAATGTCACAGAAGGCGATCGCCTTGTCACGGTTAAAAGTTCGGGAATGTGGAAGCATAAACCCACTTAAGTGAACTACAGCAAAATGGTTAGTCCATTGGAGTTTTACAACTTTCAATCCTTCATTTTGATGAAGGACTGGGTAATGCTTTAACTCGCTATTGACAATGACAAACACATCCTGTTTTGCGAGGCTGGTACAATCGTTTGCAATTAGCCAGTCGCCAATCCAACTTGCGGTTAGCAAATCTTGCTCTGGCGTGTCTATATCTGGCTCCCACCAGCTAGAGCCGTAGCAGCCAGAATAAAGCGACAATAGCCAATTTACGGCTTGAGTAATCTCTCCCTGATTATCAAGATCATCGTCAAAAACAGGGGCAAAATAAGGATTGGCATGGATAACGCGATCGCCTACAAACCAAGTAGCATTTATTCTCTCAACACCAAAAATCGACCCGCTAAATTGGTGATGGTATTTGTGATTCTCTAGCGATGCTTTTAAGGCGATCGCTGCTTCGCGCCCAATCAGATTAAGCAATGAAAAGAAGGGGTATTTATTCTCTTCCCAATTACTGCGATAAGTACCACTACCATTGAGTTCACCGTTATCATCGTAGTAAAGATGTCTGCACAATGGTTCATCACTAGTATGGGTTTCACAAACGTTGCACCATTGGTAATGACTATCGCAATCATCACAAATAACGCAGTTTTCAAAATCATAGCTACTGCTTTCGGCTTCAGTGAGTTCACCGCACTGAGAGCATTCTGATGTTAGAGGTATTAGATCAAAAGCTCTTTGATAAGCAGGACTTAGAGTTATTCTTTGAGAATCACGATTAAATTCAAACATTAGCGATCGCCTCAACAGTATCTTTAAAAAATGAAATAGCTTTGTCCATAGTTGCTTGCTCCGATGCCCTGACAAAAGACAGTTTGAGCGATGTAGGGGAACATGGCGCGATCGTTAGTTGGATCTTTTTGGCATGGCATAGCAGTATTAGCAAGGTTAGAGATCCACCAAAATAGCCAGTTGTTAATTTACATGGGTAATTTAAATCAATGCGATTACCTTTACCTGTCCAGCCTTTATAAGAAACAACATTTTCCCAGTGGTATAACCCCGCATGAGATACTTCTTCGCGAGTGCCGCCTTTAGGCATTTGGACGTTAGAGATTTCAAATCTTATACATCCAAACCTTTGCTCTACCTTAGTTTGATACTTGCGAATCGTTTTGATAAAACTCTTGTGATCAATATCAAGACGATCAGCAATCAAACGAGAATCTACAACAAAAACTCTATCAACTTCTATTACAGTCAACTTACTCATTAGTTGCAACCTCACCAGCTTTCATAATTGCGTGGTACATTTCAGCAGCTTCCACAATTCTATGGAATGTCATATAAATGTATTCTCCTTCGCGCCGCAATGCTTTTAGCTTGTCTAGGTCAGATGCTAAGACAAGCAAGCAAATCTTGCCATTTGGTTTTGTCTTTCTTACTCTTTTTACTGGTTTAACAAAAACTTTTTTGCCACTAACATTTAACGGTGGCTTAAACCAAGCGATTAAAGCTTTTTCAATTTCTGGCAACAAATCAGAGCAGCTAACCTCTAACCAAGCGATTGAAGAATCAGGTTGCAAATCTTTGTAATGGTGATGACACTCGGCACTCCACCGACTGCGGGGATTTACAGCTCTCCCAATATACTGAATAGATCCGTTGGATATTGCAAAATATATACACGGAGCCGTAGGCAATTTCAAGCGATCTCTAAGTGGTACTGATGGCAGTGTAGTTAAATCTAGTGATTCAGGATCGCTCATGATAAAACCTCTAACAAATCTTCTGGCAAACATTCAAACACCTTGCAAAGCTTTGCAACACGTTCAATAGACTTTCTATTGTTCTTACCTTTCTCCCAATTCTGGAAACCAGCAACAGTCATTCCTAGCTCATCGGCTAGATCTTTTTGAGTCAAACCTTTTCTTTGCCTAAGCTCTGAAATTTTTGATAAAGCCATATACTCCTCTGTGTAATTCAATTATCAGTAAAGCATAAAAAACTTTATAAGTCAACAAAATATTTGACTAAAAAACTTATTGACTTATTCAAAATACTATGTAATACTTGAATTATTGAATCGCAAAACAAAAAGCGCGGTCGCCCCTTAACAGCAACCGCGCTTAGTACAAAATCTAATTCTCTCTTCTAACGGTATCTTATCATGATCAGTCAAAAAGTTAAAAAGTTCGCAAATGATAACGGGTTTGACTTCTATGTTTCTAGATTGGGTTACAGCACTACAGCACAAATCACCAATCTCGACGGCTCTGTAAATATCACCCGTTGCAGTAATAACTCTAAATTGGCACTGCAAGCCATCAACACTCTAATTGCACAACGCAAGCTTGATGCTAAATCCGATGATGCGATCGTCACTGAATCCGAGCAAGCCATCACCGATCTCTTGCCCCCTACCGTCACCATCTGCGAAGTAGAAGCAGAGCAAGCTTATCAAGAGCTTTTACCAGTAGTTGATGAGTGGGAATTGAATCGCCAAGAACGTATCGCGGCACAAGGCACACTTACCGCCGATGATTTTCAATCTACCTACTCACCACGCGATAACTACGGTGACAATGCATTTTCGATGAGCATGAGCTATGGTTGCGGAGCATTGATCTAATGTACAAACCCCTTCAACAAACGCGCTACCAAGGCGCGATCGCCACAATAATCGATACTCTTGGTAACGTCGCAGGATACGATTCTTTGATTAACTGGAACGGGATACACAAACCCGTCGCACACGATGAGCTTAAGGAGGTTTAGCAATGGCAGAGTTAGGCGAATTTTGGCGTGATGTCAAAGATGCTCGTAAAGAGTTCAAAGCACAGCACGGTATCCCCTGCCCTGAGTGCCAACGCTTGCTACCTAAAAGCATTCCCACAATCCTACTACCACAGCAACGATGCAAGGTGGATGGGTATAGAGATCCAAGGCAACGTATTAACGAGATTTAGCATGACCCCTTACGACTACTACCATCAACAAATGGTTTACTGGCTGTCTGTCGCGTTCCTATCGCCTATTATTTTGGCGATCGCTATTAATATCAATCCACACAGGTGAACATCATGAGATTAGAAAAAGTTGGAGCCGAATATAAGCGTAAGTTCAATTTAGGTAACTACGAAGCAGCAGAGATCGGCGCTATCATTTGGGCTAGTTGCGATGAAGGCGATGACATTGGCGAAGTGTTCGACACTTTGTTTGAAGTAGCTAAAGAGACGGTTAAAATCAATGTACCGCCAAGCTACAAGAAGCACACCCCGGACTATACAGAATCATTTACCAAGTATGGTCAAAAGGTTGACAAATCTGAGCTTATTGCTTCTATCGCTAATGATTCTGAGTTGGTTGATAATGACAGACTTTTAGATGAATTAGCAGAGGTGGATAATGGAAAAGCTTGATTTACTTGACGGTCAATACACCGTTATTTACGATCCCGAAACTGAACTAATCTCTGAGGTTTTGCGGCACGGAGAAAAGTGGAGAACTGTGCATGGCGACAATCTTATTCATGCTTTATTCTGGAAGGTGTTAGAGTTAAGCAAAAAATAACCACCACCGCCCCTACAGCGCTTTGTAGGTTTTGCACCGTAGCGAGTTGCGAGTAAAAAAGAGCTAAATTAAACGAAATAAAAGACGGAAACAAAAGACATTATGGCTATTCAATTTTCACTAAAAACAATGCCCTTTGCTGCCAATCTTCTTACCCAAGATGAATGGACACAAGTTGGGTATGGAGAACTAGCAGCTACAGCCGAAATTACGGCTGGTGATTACTCTGAGATCTTCTATGCTATTCTTGCAATCCTTTGCGGTGCTAACAACAATAAGTACTCAATGGACGAGCTTTTTTCTGAGATTTTCTCAGTTCGCAGCTCCGCGACTGATACTGATCGCCGCTTGGTTGAAGACATTTATGGCGGTCGTATCAAAAAGAAAGATGATGAGTTGCTTCTAATCTTTGGTAATCGTCAATTCCCGATCGTTCAGGATGGCGAAAATCTAATCTGTGGCAATATTACAGGTCGCCTCACTTCCACTCCTAAGAAGGATATAAACGATAAACAATACTATGTCTTGGAATGGTCGCCTAAAGCTTCTTACGAAGATAAATCTTTTCGCTACATTATCCCTGTAGCGATCGCTAAGGTTGACGACAAGTTCCCATCAATGGACTTGGATCGACTTGATGACATTGCTGAGAAAAATAATCTCATTAATTGGGTTGAAACCGTTGGAGCTGGTGGAAGTTTTTTCAAGGCTTACCAGCTTTTTGAAGGCACTGGCATCCAATCTTTTAAGGTTATAGATGTATCTGTCACACCTTCTAATAAGGAAGGTTTTAAGGATAATGTGCTGTTTACTCTTGAAGATGGTCGTAAAGTCAATGCAAACAGCAACGCTCAAACCTATTTTATTGAACTGAGTGAAGCCGATCGCAAAGCCGCGATCCCTTGCATGTGGACTATCAACAAATACGAAGAGAAAAAGTGTTCTTCATCTGTTGAGTCTTTAGGTAGGAAGATTGGCTCTACTAAGATTCCTTCATTTGCTAATTTGATAGGCGGCTCTACTGCCGATTTCGAGAAATTGGAAGCAGCGCAAACTAGAGTAGCTGTAGCACCCGTTGCAGTGATTGAACCTAGTAAGAGCGCTAGTCCTAATGCTGTTGATTTGGATGACCTTCCCTTTTGATCGCCACTAAGAGGGCGGTATAACACCGCCCTTAAACAAACAACAACTAAAACCATGACCAAAGAAGAAGAATTGTGGAATAGATTCAAGGAAATTGAAATAGAGATTTCTCATTTGAAGTTTATTATTCAAAATCCTATTTCTGAGTATCCCCTACGACCTGACGACATTACCTCTTGGCAAAGCGAAGCCAAAGCCGCTATTGAACACTTAAAATTTATCGTTACCAAAACAGATAAATTTGTTAACAGCTAACTCACACTCACAGGCGGCGCAATGCCGCCTTAACATTACAACATTATGACTAAAACCTACGCAGAAAAAGCCATTGGCGAACTAATGCAAGGCGGCATTATCAAGATTGATGATCACGAATACATCTATCAAGATGGTCAATTCTCTACCAAAGCTATCAGAATTGAGAATGGTATCGAGTCTGAAGTATGGCTTGGCGGTATGTGCGCTGATATGAGTTTTGAGTACTTCTTACAGTACTGCGAAACTAAAACTTTTGACGACATTGTTAAAGATTTTCCGATTAAAATTCCCGCAAAACTACGCTAAACATCATGTACCAATTTGAACAAATCATTGACCTGTACGAAGATGAATCCCATAATCTTTCGGGATTTATTGCAAGCTATAAGAATCTCGGCACTGAAGCATTGGAAGATATTATCCTGAGCTTTCAAGCGCTTTACCAATCTGGTGATACAGATTGCGAAACAAACGCTTTCATTCATCAGGATGATTGGCTTGCATTTAGTCACTGGCAACCAAGCGATCAGTCTGATTTTTTGGCTTACCTCGCTATTAAGATTGCGATTGCAAGGAGTTGATTATGTTTCTACTAACAGCGATCGGGTTTTGTCTACTCCTTCTTGGTATGTTCTTGCTCCTGTTTTGGCTTGGCTACACTATTGGAAAAAGAAGATGATTGACAAGCAATTTAAACTCATCCGCACCATCCGCAAAACAGAAGACGTAACCAAGTACACCGCAAGACTTGATGTACTACGCCTCATGATGGAACGCCATCAAAACAGCAATCCCGATTATGATTACGCGATCGTTGACGAACAAGACAACCCCGCCGAATTAGCCGATTTCCTTGAATCGGAGCTAGCCCATCCTGTGGCTAAGGCGAAGCGGGTTAAGGAAGAGAAGAAAGAGCAGTACAAAGCTAATGTAGTTAAGAGGTTGAAGCAATGCTAGACGTAATTAAAGTCGCCATCACCGCCGCACACATCGCGGCTGCAAAGTATCCCAGTAATTCGCCATTAGCTCTTGCCCTGCGAGAAATTGGCTATGCCGATGCTCACGTTACACAGCGCTACGCATATATCGGTAACAAGGTTTATGCACTACCAGAGAATGCGATCGCATCAGAGCGTTGTTTTGATTACTTGGCTAAAGGCGGATCAACGCAAGGTGAGATTGCTGAGAATATTTTTGCTTATGAGTGCGAGTTGGTGGAGTTGGTGCAGTGACTTTAAACGAAGTTTTACAAATCATCAAAAAAGCGATAGAAGATGGCACTATAACTATTTAGGAGCGATCGCATCATGAAATCATGGGAACAGAAATCACTCGCAATCATTAACCCAACTGTGCATTTATTGCGGAGCGATTGCGAGAACGGGACTATTACAGAGAAAGACTTGCGAAGGATTTTATCTAAAAAATATCCTTTCGGGCAAAGGGTAAACCATCCTTACAAAATTTGGTGCAAGTGTGTAAATCTTGCGATTGAGGATGTGTTTGCAGCAAAGCAAGAATCGCTAGAACAGCTTCCATTATTTGAGGTTGCGTCATGAGACGGCTCAAAATGATCAGCCTGTTCTCTGGCATAGGCGGATTTGAAGTAGCAGGGGAATGGGTCGGAATTGAAACACTTGAATCGGTTGAAATTAACCCATTCTGCCAAAAAGTATTAAAGAAAAACTTTCCAAACACACCAATTTACAACGATGTCACCACATACAAGCCTCCGTCATACTGCGATCTCGTTGTTGGCGGATCGCCTTGTCAAGACCTTTCAATCGCAGGAGCGCAAAAAGGTATCATTGAAGGCAAACGATCAAGCCTATGGTTTGAGCAGCTACGAATCTACAAGGAAAGTGGAGCAACTTTCCTTATTTGGGAAAACGTCACAGGAGCTTTTCGCAACGGATTTAGAGAAGTTCTCAGGAGCCTTTCCGAAAGCGGGTACGATGCGGAATGGCAAGTTATCAGCGCAGCCGCCCTTGGAGCGCCACACCTTAGAGAGCGAATTTTTCTCATTGCCTACCCCACAAGCTTACAGTTTTCAGCAGAGCCGCAGACCTGGGCAGACCAAATTGGATGTCAAGCTGCGATCGCTGCTTCCTACCCCTACAGTTTGCGGGAACCACAACCGCAAAGGAGCCAGCAAAAAAAGCGGAGACGGTCTAGTGACTGCATTGCAAAAGTTGCTCCCTACCCCAGATGCAAACGAAGGGAAGCGAGGAACTTGCTCAATAACAAGATTTCTCAACACAAAAAAGCAAACTCATTTAGTGGATTATGTGAAACACAACCTGGGGCTACCTACTGGTCAAGTATTGAACCCCCAATTTGTGGAGTGGATGCAGGCTTCCCCATAGGGTGGACAGACTTGCAGCTTTAGGTAATGCGATCGTACCTCAGTGTGCGGTTGTTCCATTACTTAGAGTTAAATATCTAGCGTCATTGCTCCAATAAAAATCAGCGATCGCCCCATGACAAGCGATCGCTGAATACCCGAAAACTGCATTTCTACCAAGTATTAAACCATGAAACTATTACTAATCACTCTTGCATTGCTTTCTATATCCACCCCTGCGATCGCACAAGTTAACCGCACCGCTGGCGATCGCGTTTCTAATCTTGGCACTGTATCAGCCAAAAACAATCGCGAGGCTGCTAAATTGTGCCGCAAAAAGGGCGGTAACGTTGTGATTAAATCTGGTAAAACCTACACATGCACTTATGTGCAGAGGTTAGCAAGATGATGGATTATATTTTTACCCGTCGCGAAGTCTTAGCAGTCACTAAATCTACATCTAATCAGCTTCAGTATTTAGAGCGTAAAGTCTTAATCAACCCCGTTCGTGTAGAGAAAACTGGTAAACCTACAGTGCTTTACTCTTTGGGGCAAATGATGGCGATCACCCTGAATAAACGGCTTAAAAATATTGACAGTGATTGCGCTACTTCATTGGTTTATTTTCTAGGAAACTTTAATAAGCCTGTAGATTTTGATTATGCTGGTACATCGCTTTACTGCATAGGTGGTTATGTCAGTTTCGATATTACGGATTTAGTGCCAGACATCAAAGCTGTAACCCCTTACACCAAAAACCCAAGTCAGCACATACTCGCTATGGTTCCAGACTTAGGCGAAATCCTAGCAGAAATTATCGTCAATGCTAAAAGTTCTGATGTGATTGATTTCGATTCATTTAGAGGTCGTATAAGATGACAGACCTAACCCGCCTCTATGCCCTAACCGACGAAATGAAATACGCCGCCCAAAACAAAGGCTTGGACGAGAAAGCGTTACGGGCGCAACTGATGCAACTACGCAGCAAAATCAACCGCGAATTGGCTGCGATCGTTGCGGCTAATGCGCGGATTGAGTAAAATAAACTAACTTCACATTCCCCAAGCCGTTGCACCCGTGACGGCTTTTTTTGTGGATAAAATAGTTTGGTTTTACTATTGACAAAACCTATAGACTCGATCAATAATAGATCATTGAGTTAAACAAGGCGATGACTAATCTGACAAAAGAGAATTACACGGTTGAGTTAAAAGAACATGTTACTGGGCTGGGAGTTGATAGCCGTAATCGTGAGATCGGTGTTTTAATTGAAAAATTTATATCTATTTTTACTCCCACAGATACTAGCTATGGGTGGACGAAAAAGGCTGGTACTTACTATGGTTTTAAACCACACTCCACACGCAATAGTCAAACTTATGGGGCTTCCCAAGAGCGTCGCTATTTTAATACTCCAGAAGAGAGAGACAAAGCGGTAGCTAAGTATATGAATACTAAATGCAAACGGGAGAAAGCACCTAATGCCTAGAGGCGGCGCTCACGGAGGCGGTAGACCCAAAATACCGCCCGAAATAAAGGCTAAAACAGTAACCTACTATATAAGCCCTATCCTGATTGATGCGATCGCCGCATCAGGTGAAAATAAATCTCATCTAGTCGAAAAAGCTTTGCTCAAGCATTTTGGCATTACTCCTTTGCAATGGGAGATATACACAGTTTGGATTGAATGCGATCGCAGGGTCATCGCAGCAGCCGAAAAGTTAGGGCGCGATCCTGAGAACGTAAGGCAAGTTGTTGCAAAGGTTGAACGGAAATTAAAAACATAGTTTTGAGAGCTGCTATCTAAGCAGCTTTTTTGTGCTGATTATCCGCAGCCAATTGCTGATTATCAACACCACACATAGAGAATTATCTATGCTTTGCGGGGTTGGGATTATGGATTTGATGCATATAGTTTTGCTTATGATAATCGTCAAAATCATTTGGAAGTAATGCTTTACAATTATAGGAATAAGGTATATATTTATATAGTAAGCAAGTAAAACAAAGAGCTAACTACCATGACTAGTCAAATTAAAGAAATTTTTTCCTATGACGATCTCATTGATGCGATTGAATATTTAGGCGAAACAGGTCGAGTATTTCCCTTTGCCTCTGGTGGTTCAATTCAATTTCAACGCCATGAAAACAGCGATCGCTTATATGCGGGTCAAGCTGCCGATAATTTTGAATTGAATGATGCTGATATGGAGCAATTGCATATTGATTTAGTTTCAATTAACCAATAATTCTAACTGATGTTTTTAGCGATCGTCATCGCAGCGATCGCTAAGTAAATTTATTTAACTAAGGAGTAAAAACATGGCAAAGAAAAAGTATGAGGATCGGGTTTTGGTGACTGCATGGGTTGACGAAGACTTGCGGACTCAGGCAAACATCGCAGGGCAACTGCTCAAGAAGTCTGTAACTGACATGGTGATCGAAGCATTAGAAGCGGCGATCGCTGAAGCAAAAGCTAAGTCTGATGAGGTGGCGGCGTGACTAGTTGTCTTAAATGCAAGTACTTACAAACCAGAGACGAAATAGATTTGCTGTATCGCATCGGTAAAACCACTTTGTCATGCAGTAATGGTGATGCTGTTTTCGCAGGATACAAGGAATGGGAACGGCTAGATCCCAAGCTCGTGAAAGATTATCCTAAAACTTGTAGACAGTTTGAAAAGACAATTGCGAATAAGGAGCATATAGCATGAGATTTTTTACACACGAAATCAATTCACGCAACGATGGCATGAAATCGATCAAAAGATTGATACCATCTTGGAGCAAAAACAAGAGCGTATTGAGCTAATCCTAGAGGGCAAACGTAAGACTTTACGCGGTATTGGTTCACCCGCAGACATCGCTCAAGAGCTTTGTGAAGATATTCTTGCTAAAGGCAAGAAAAAATAAAGCTTACCTACTTTGCATAGAGTTCTATTTATGCAAAGTAGGTAAATGATTATTAAATTAATCGGACTATTTAGAACTATAGAACTATACTTAGAGAGTAGAAATCAATCAAAACTATGGAAACTCAAACCCAAGAATCAACTATTGAGTGGTATCAAGCCAAGGCGCGACTTCCTAAAAAGTTGCATCAACCAAGCAAGATCGCGCTAGCCAAGCTAAATAAATCCTTGGCAGAAGTTTTTGAAGAAGCCCTTGAACGTGTTATTGCTGAAGCAGGGGTACAGTAAATGTCAACACATCTTTTGTTGAATGAGCGCCCTTTACAGGTTTTGCCGACGCTAGCAGCGATATTTGGGATTAATGAAGCGATCGCAATTCAACAAATTCACTGGGTTATTACGATCAAGCATGAACACCAAGACGATAAAACTTTTTACGAAGATTTTATGTGGTGTAAATACACATTAGTTCAATGGGGCGAAAAAATGCCTTGGCTTTCAGGCTCTAGTATTTTCCGACTTTTCAAAAAGCTTGAAAATGAAGGAATTGTGAAGACCGTTCAACCCTATGCATCAAGCAGAGATCAGACGAAATGGTACAGGATCGATTATGACGTTTTGCATGTCAGATCGAAAACTGCATCTAGTCAATTTGACGATCTCCCATCTAGTCAAAATGACCAAATCAGATCTAGTCAAAATGACTACATGATCAATAGATCTAAAGATCTTAAAAATTTAAATAAAAAACAGAGTTTGCAAGATCAGAAAAAATTACCACCTGAACAAAAAACAGATCCCCTCTTGGATCTAGGTAAACCTGAATCCGAGGATCTTGAGAAGACCCCCCCCATAGCCCCCCCCGCCGTGCCGCGAAATTATGCTCAAGAGATGAGCGATCGCTTTAACAACAAAACAAATCGATTTGCTCCTAAAGGTTTAGACTTGCAGGGTTTTGCTAATTGGCACTTAGGCGGTAAGCGCAATAACTGGCATCTAGATTTGATTGCGATCGCCAAAGCTCATTTAAAGAAGCATGAAAAGCCTTTTGGTGATGGCGACGCGATTAATTTTATTAACGGTATTTGCATGAAAGAAGATTGGGCAAAATTCGAGCTTTTTGCGGATGAAGCTAAAGTCCATCAGCAAAAGTCCCAAGCTCAAACACAGCGATCGCCCGCACCAATACCGCAAGAATTAACCGCAACAGCACCCCCCGCACACATTAGAGAGAGATTTAAGACAGCATGAACGATTTAAGCACGCCCGATCTGCTATGTTCTAACGTTTCAGAAATCAACGTGGTTGCCACTTTTTTGCAGAGTGGAGACTGGTTACCCCCCCTCACCGCTATACTCACACCTGAAATGTTTTTCAACCACCTTCACGGCGCTATTTTTGGCATGGCTTTGAAATTGCATCAACAAGGTTGTCAAATAACACCCGAAATCGTCGCTCAAGAGTTGGAAACCAAAAGCCAAATGGCAGGGGCAGGTATTTTTGATTATCGCGGCAAAATTTATGAGATCATGGAGAGCACGTTTCCAACACCTAGCTGTTTGGAGTATGCCCATTTAATCCGAGATAAATATAAATCTCGCAAGTATCGCGATTTCTGCAAACAATCGGCTGGACTATTTCAAGAATTGCCAATTGATGAAGCTAAAGAAAAGTTTGAGTCTGGACTTGTAGAGCTATCAAAAATCAGCTCTAGTGATCATACAGTCCCTCTCTCTAAGCCGATGGCTGATGTGTTTACTGATTTAATGGAAGTCTACGATCGTAAGCAAGCGGGATTAATGCATGAAGTACTTTTGCCTACTGGTATTAGAGACTTTGACGCTTTGATCGGTGGTGGAATTGGTGAGGAACAATTCATTACAATCCTTGCTGATACAGGGATCGGCAAAACTACCGTACTCAGAAAAATCATCAAAACGGCTGCTTCTTTGGGAGTTCCTACCCTTGAGTTCAGTATTGAAATGAGCGCAGAAAGCATGTCTCAAAAGATTTACTCAGACTTGGCTCAAATCCCTACAACAGCTTTACGAAATGGCGCGATCCGTGATGACCAATGGGAAAAACTAGCACAAGTTAGAGAATCTTATATTGATCTTCCTTCGCTGATTAATGATCAAGTTCGCAACATCGAAGATATAATCTCTATCTCAAGAAATTATTATGCTAAGTATGGAAAGATTGGCATCATTGCAATCGATTATTTACAGCTAATCGAATCGACTAGGAAGGAATTACAGTATGACGATCGCCGTCGCTTTGTCTATGCTTGCAACGAATTGAATGCACTCAAGAAAGAGCTAAAAACTCGCATCATTTTACTATCGCAGATTGGGCGCAACGTAAAAGATAGATCCGATAAACGCCCGACTCTTCACGATGCTGCTGAGTCTGGAAGGATTGAGCAAACGAGCGACATTTTGATATCCGCTTACCGCGATGAACATTACAACATAGATACTACTGATCGAGGAATCATGGAGATATCCGTACTGAAGGGGCGATCGGTTCCTAGAGGGACAGTCAAGGTTTTATTTGATGGTCAATACTCAACTATTCAGGATCTAAAATATGGATCTTTCTAAATTTGAATCTGATTTTTCTCCATACATCACCACCAAACAGACAGAATTGGAACTGATCGCCGCATACGTCGGTAAAGATGAAGCCCAAAACATCTTGATAACAGCACTGCAGGAAATAGGCGAAATCTCTCCCCCTGTGGTTACTACAACCGCAATGATTAAAGATCCTTACGACTATATTTTATTAGCTGGAAAGCTAGTAGAAAAGCGTAAAACTTTAGTAAATCAGCGCAAAGAATTAGACAACGAACTCAAACAAAATCTATCTCTACTGGAAAAGAAATTAGGCGAAATCCCAGTAAGCGATCGCCTTGCTGCTTGGCTCTCTAAGTTCAAATTGCGAACTGGTTCAGAAGTTCAGACTGTTTCCCAAATTGCCGATATCGCCACGATTGAAAAATTAATTAGCTCTTTAAAATCTTTATTATGAAACCATCCCTACCCATCTGCATCCCCTCGCTCCCATCACCTGACACCAGCCCCGAAATATGGCGACAAGTTGCGCCGATCCTAAGTGCGATCGCAGAACGTGAACGCAATGATGAGAACCTATACCCATATGAAAAGATTGCATATAGTGCGCTTTCCTTTGCTACTTGGAACGCAAATAAAAAGCAATGGAGGACTTTGTGGCAATACCTACTAGATCGGCAAATTGTGCAGATTGGCATGATCGCAACGCCACCGCCAAAACCAAAAAGCGATCGCCCAAAGACAAAGCCGCCTAAGAATGTTGCGGCAACGCCAAAACCAAAGGCAACTACGAAGAAAAAGCCACGTAAACGGGTACGCAATCGCAAAAGATTATCTGATCGCAAATCACCAACGTACCTATATGTTTTTGCGTGTTTAAAGCCTTGTCTAAGTGGTTTGCAATTAATCCTGAATCTATACAGCTTTTTTGCCTACAGTGCCCCGTTATGCCCAAGGCAAAAACCACCGATCGCAATTCGTCCTGATGGTCAACGCATTAAAGCTTTGCTTGCATATAAAACGAGCAGCGGCGAATATGCGAGTCTAAAAGTGTATCTCCCATCGCTCAAAAAGCGGTACAGAATGAACTCTGATGTTTTGCGTCTTTTACTAGATTGGAGTAATCCAATGAGAACTCGCACCAGAAAAAAGGTTGAATCTGACAAAAAGAAGGGAGTCGCTAAGCGGATTATCTCGACTGAGCAGATTAACCAAGTGCTAACAGACAAATGGCAAGATGCTGTAACTATCTCTTTTAAGTTAAACGAGCTGTTAGGCGAGAATATTGAGTTAAGGAGGTTATCGAAGCTACTCTACAATCGCTCCGTAGCAGGTGAGATCTATCGCTACAATCGCGATCACCATGAGATTTCATATTTCTCGAAGGTACAAGCTACTGAGTTTGAGAACGAGTGGATGACCTTAGAGATGGCTTATCAGCTTGCAGTATCTAGAGGCTGCCCATTTGCTAGACATACATTCAGGAAAACCCATAGATTCGATTACAGCGCTTATGGGTTAGAGTTTCGCAAAGTCGCCCCTGATAACGAGTGCAGTCTATTACGGTATCGCGATATCCAGCTATAGATTCAAGTCTATGCTTTGCGGGTTTATTGCGGTAGATAACTATGATTAGGGTATTGTATGTTTGTATTGTTTGTACTATTGTGTAAACAGTTGAGAGATTAACGAGTAAATAAGTAAATCAAGGGAGTAAATATTATGGCTGTTTGGAACTCACTAAAAAATACTGTTGACGAAGCTTTGAGCTTGCCAGAAGGTGGCTTTGCTGCTGACTTTGGCTTCCTTGTAGAGCAATCAGTAAGCCCTGACATGGTACTTGAAGTTGTGACCGAATTAAAAGAAAAACAAATTGATGTCACGGTTGCAAGCCAATCAGGAATTTTGGTCAAGGCTAAAGAAAAAGGGTTGCTTGAGAATTGGGCGGCACTAGTTCTGCTTTAAAGCTCCCCTTCTCTCACTAAGAAGTATCACCTGCGGTCAAGTTGTGAGCGCGATCGCGTCTAAAAAGATACGTAGACACGTATTGGTAATATATCCCCTTCCCCTACTGGAAGCCACATCACGCGATCAAGGGTAGGCGCGATCGCATTATTAAATTATTTGGAGAGAGTATGCAATTTCTAACTATTTTTGCAGTTTATATAGGTTGCTATTTGGTATCAGTTGGATGGAATTGGGCATTGATAGCGAGTGGAATATTCTTTTTAGCTGTCTTATTTGATTGGCTAAAAGATTACGCGAATGCAAACTGGTAAATACAATGATTGCAGAATACCTCACAATCTCAGACTTCCGTAAAGCCCCTACCCGCCTATGTCGCCCCGTGGCGGCTGGTAAAAAAGAGTATATCGTGACCTCTAACGAGTTGCCTATATTCACGGTTGTTAAAGTTAAACCCAATACTCAGGACAAACAGATCGGAGTTGACGCAATGCGAAAAAGCTTATTTGATTTCCAGAATCTATTGGAAGAATATGGAGCTGTAACTCTGACGGCGTATGGCAAACCACTTGCAAGGTGTGTGAAATTATGAAACCAGAAATCAGACAAGACGCGATCACAGGTACAGAGCAAGCCATTGATAAGATCGTAGAATCGGTACGCGATCGCATGGCAGATCACGCAATTGGTAAAACTGTAGTTGATTGCCAAATTAATCAGGACTTGGCTGCGTATCGGATGCTGAAGGAAGAATGGAAGGAGTTGAAGGGATTATGAGTAAAATTATCGACAAAATCGCAACCACCATGCAAACCTCGCACGATTGCAGCCAGTGCGCTCTTCGCAACTCATGCGATCGCACTCCGTTAGAGAATGCATGGCGCGATCAAAATAAACGCTGTAGTTTGTGGAAGGTGTGGAATGGATAAGCGATCGTTTTTTGTGAAAGTAGCAGGATTTGAGGACGCTTTAATATTTGCGGAAACACATGGCAAAGCAAAACTTCAAGTAGCTAGAACATTGAAAGAATGTGGTTACGCAGTTTCTGTTAAAGATGGGTTTAGTCAGATTAATTCTTGCAAACTCTCTACAGCTGAAACGATGGCAGAATACATGAAAGCCCATACTTGGAGCTAAAAGCATGAGTAACTTATCGCCCGAAAAAGAATTCACTCACATGATGTTTTGCCAACAAATCCAAAACATCGATCTAGATGCAGCTAAGCAGCTACTCACTGAGCTACATTTGCTGTATTTGGGGCAGCAAGCAGTATTTGCGAAGATTGCGAAAAATGAGTTTTTAGGAGGTATTTGATTGTGATCACTTTACAGCCTAATCTATTCTCAATGTCTTTAGTCGTTACTGAAGAAGACAAAGACAACGATGAGAACTATACACCAGACCGAATCGTAAAACCATTCCGCGACTTGGTTGGAGGTTTCCACCTTGACGCTTTTTCATGCGCTAGAGCTAACGAAATCATCCAAGCTAAACTTTATTTTACAAAAGCCGATGATGCATTTAGTCAGGATTTAACGGAGTTCTACAACAAGTGGTTTAATCCACCGTATTCAAAGGGCAACATTGACAGGGCTGTAGAGTTAGTTTTGAGCTATGCCCATATTGGGAATAGCTTTTTATTGGTCAACTCAAATACCTCTAGCAATTGGTTTATAGACGCTCAAAAATATTGTGTATGCCAACTAACTTTTGATCAAAGAATTGAGTTCACAAACCCTAAAAATGATGGGACTAAAAAAGATTCTGGCAACACCAAAGGGCAGACATTATTTTACCTTGGAGTGGACTACACACCCAAGCAAATCAAGGCTTGCTGTAAGCATCTTGGCAATGTATCGGTAACTATTTAGGATCAAAAATGTCAACAACTACACTAATAATAATCATCTTTACGATCGCTCTTTCTCTAGCGAGTCTAGCAATTTCGCTATTCTCAATTATTTATTCTTTGAGGATCAAAAAATGAAATACTACAAAGCAACTACTGGCGAATATTACTCCGCCAAAAATATCCTAGATGCATTGGCAGCAGCTAGACACAAACATCCAAACACGACTCCATCCCTGAAGCTAATTGACAGAGGCGAAATCCCCTCAGACGCAAAAATAATCGAGACTGGCGAAATAATCTAGCAAGCCAACAGCATTAATGGTGACGCATTGTACACAGGCGCAGCTAGCGATCGCTTGGGGTAAACCAAAGGATTATGTACTAACCCTGAATAGCCCTGCACAAATGAAACAGAGCCGTTTTCTGTCCAGTTATACCCATTGCCCGAATAATCCTTGCTCCTTTGGGCATCGGATGGTGATGGCATGTAGCGGACTAGATTTGCTGTACGCTGTGGAGTTGATCTCCACATCTGATTGAGTATTTCCGTATTTGTAAGCGCGGCTGAATATTGATAGAGCTGATCTATATTGCCATCCAATTCATAGGGGAACGCAGCATTTAAAGCTCCTACAATATTTTTCCCTACAGCAGCCCGACCAGTGATATTAGTGCTATTAGTGGCTACAGATACGCCATTTTCGTAAACGATTAAGGCAGTTGCAGACTCTCTAACCACTGCCACATGTACCCACACACCAAAGCCAGAAGTGAATGAGGGTTGAATATTATTAGATCCTGCGATCCCTACATCAATATAGAAATTAGTTGAACTAATCAGAGCAACGTAATCGTAATTATTTAGACTGCCTGTGTCGTTACCGTCTGTTATGCCAAAAAATGACAAAGCCGCGTCTGGTTGGCTATTGATAAAAAACCATGCCATCAGCGTATATGGCAGGTTGTAATCAATCAGATTCGTTGTTACTTGGAGGTCTTCGCCAGAAGCGTTTAATAATACAGCCATGATTCTTTAGCTCGCGTCATAAATTCCAGCCGATAGCAAAGCAACCGTAGCAGCTACATTTGACCCCACACTGATATCTCGATCTAGGCGGAAAATCACGTATTCCCCTGCTGCAACAGAGTCTCTATTGGTTAGGGTGATAGATATCTCTTTCGGATTGAAGGTAGTCCCTGCAACCGCTATAGAGCCGCTTGAGTTAGCAGTGTCAAAACTATTACTCGTATCGATATTGATTGCCTCCAAGGAGGCGATCGCCTCAACTTGTACCCGAAATTGCATATTACCAGTTGTAGCTGAACAGGCTGTGAGAGCTTTAAAAGTTAAATCGCCTGTGAATAATGGCATCGGCATACAGGCAGAGCGAAGAACCTCTGATACGCTCTGTCTAAAACCCCATGCACTACGTTCAGCGCCGCCTGTTGCGGTTTTGATGTACACGGGAAAATTTGCGCCAAGTGGCAAGAAAATTTCATTTGGCAGTGGAAGGATAAGAGCCATTACAAAACCCTCCTCAGATTGTATTTTTTGAGTGAAGCGTTAACTGTTGTGCGGTCTTGAACGTTAAGACTAGCTGCTGTAGCTAAAGCTGCTAACGCAAAGTAAAAACCGTTATCATTAGCAGGGGCGCGAAGTTTAAATACTGAAGAAGAGCCTAATCCAGCTTTGCCAACTCCAAACAATCTAAACCCAAGGCTAGGTTTTACATCTATTTGATCCATCAGTAGTCTGCCGATGCGATCGCGATTAGCGTTAGCAGTATCAAAATAATCAGCTAGGAACGCTGTAGGATTGCCAACTGCATCTAAATCTAAGGCGACTACTACCCAAGTTTTTGTAGCTGTTTGCGCCTCTAGATCGATGACTGGTGTTCCCTCGTCTAATCTCTCTATATCAGGATCGATTGTTGGACGATCACTAATTATTTGAGGTAAATAATATCCATCAACAATCTCTGACCCCGACTCAAGTTTCACCCATTTCTCGAATGTGCGATCGGGTGTGAGGAGAGCATATATTCCTGTTGTTTCGATAATCATATTTTTTTGTCTAAAGGTTAGCCGCCTGACATGACGGCTTTGTTGATTAAAGTTCAGAAGTAGGCACAAACATTGTTGTAATTTCTCCAGCCATCCGCACATCGTAATCGCCTGTGAGGTAGCGAACAAAATAATCGAGAGGCAAGACCAATCGAGGACTACCACTTAGCACAATAGAGAATACGCGGATGATATTCTCGCCTGTGGTTTCCACATCAAAAACTTCTTGAGTTTGAGTGTTGTACCAACGAGAACACTGATTATATAGAGTGGTTCCTAGGAATGTTTCGATCTCTGAGTAGTTTGAGCCTGTAAATTCCACGTAATCAACAAAGTGATCTCTATAACCAGCTCTTACAATTGCCATGAGTTTTTGCTCCTATAGTTTTTAGCGTTACACCCGCACTATTCGGGACTGAAAATCTTACCAAGATGCAATGCAAATATAGCCATCACCGCCTCGACCTCCAGCTCCACCAGTGACACCGCCACCGCCACCGCCACCACCTGAACCTAGTCCAGCCGATCCACCAGCACCACCAACACCAGCCGCGCCATTAGAACCGCCGCCTGATCCCCCTGCTGTATAAAATGTGGGGAAAAACGAGGAATAGCCATCAATTCCAGCTCCACCACCAGCAACACCGCCTGAGATTACAGGATAGATACCAGCCGCTGTAATATTTCCCCCTGCGTTATTTGTGTTTGCAGTGGGAGTACTTCCACCACCAGCGCCGCCGCAAGTAATACTAGTGGCGAATTGAGTAATACTGCCACCAGCAGCACCACCAACAGCACCACCAGCACCGCCGCTCATACCTGCAACTGAGGTAAAAATACCTAAAGCAATATATGCCGCTTGGGTTGCACCCGATACCGTCTCACCAGCACCAGCCGTACCAGCTACAGCTCCACCACCAGCTACAGCATTACCAGAAGCTAAAACTACATTATGACTAGCCGCCGCCGCCGCATTGGTTCGCAATATCAGCGATCGTTGCCCAGCCGTGCCTGCTCCGTTAGCTGCACCACCAGCTCCACCAGCACCAACTTGGATATACAAAAGATCGGGCAATAAAAAAGCTGGTATCAGTAATCGTGCCTGCCCACCTGCACCGCCGCCACCACCGCCTGTTCTACCAGTACCAGCCGCGCCCGTTGCACCACCAGCACCACCAGCACCAGAGCCGATCGCAAGCATATAAACAAACGTACAACCTTGAGGTTTTACCCAAGCCTGAAAAGTGGCGTTACCAGTGGCGAAAAACTCTTTAATTTCACCGCCAAAACCGCCTTGTCTTTGAGAAGTTTGGAATCCTGCAAACATTACAAATCACCGCCCCATCCAGTAAAGTACCAACCCAAAGCCGCGCCAACGGTTGTACCTAAACAGACATTTATTTTGTAGCCGTTTGGGAGCATCTTAAATACGGGGAGTACGAACTCTTGAATAGCTGCGTTTGCCGAACCTGTAGTAGCTTGCAGAGCTAACTCTGCAAAGAATGAATTATTGGCTGCCGTTGTGTTAGCTGAGCCATTATTAACAAAAAATCTAGCCACATTAGCAACGTTATTAGAGCCTGTATGACTAACAGGTTTTACGGTAATAGTTTGGACAAAACCGCCTTCAGCTTCTGCCCCGTTAGCTGTCCATATTGTTGCTACTGTACCCGTCCCATCGGTAGCTGTATTCGCCGCCGTATTGATGATCGACACCCATTGGACATTAGGTCTGCGACAAAAGATTGGTGATGTATTTGCTGCCATTTGGTTTGCCTTTGATATACTTGATTTGTATTTAATTAGTAATTCTAGAAAAAACTAGTTAAATGTCAGGTGTGCTAGCTCAAGGGAGCGTACTGGTGGACAGTAAGGTAGGTTCGATTCCTAATGCACATCATTAAAAAAAGTTAGCTCTTGCCGCTAAAACTGAACCTAAAGCCAATGGCACGACAGCCGCAGGATAAGCCCCAATCGTCGTACCAATTAGATCCCATTTAGAATCTGTTGAGTTATACCGAAATCCGATATAGTCTTCAGCGCTCGATCCTGTGGTAGCAGTTGGCAAAGAGAGGGAGCTAGCAGCCTGATAGGCAGTGCCAAAAGAAATCGCCCTTGAAGTGCTACTTGTAATCCTGATTTGGAGTAATTGTCCATTAGTGGGACTGCCTGTCGGATTAGCGAAAGTAGTCGTTTGAGAGAGGCTAGTAAGTATGCCAAGATCCGTTGTATCGGCGTTTGGGGTAACAGTGGCTGCATCGGTGAGGGTGACAACTCTCAAAGAGCCGCCCGATCCCCCAACGTTTTCCCATGTTGAACCATTGCTAATTTGCAATACGCCGCCACTAATTCGCAACGCATCCGCACCAGCACTAGCGGCAGAGATACTTGATTCTGTACCAATGCCGCGCAAAACATTTGATTGATTGTCTAGACCGAATCTAGCTCTTAGAGGCGTTTGAGTTCCCATAAAGTTCCCTTCCCTTTATAGATTGAATTGATTAAGCAGCGATCGCACGATAAGTCACGCGATACACAGTCACCGCGTTTGTTGGAGTCACAAGCAGGCGAAGGTTACCGCCATTAATATCGGTGTTAATCGTGGTTAGCGAAGCACCTGTAAAAATGTCGCCATACTGAGTATGAGAAGGAGTTGTCCCATCATGAATCATAGGCACAGTAAGCGTGTGATAGCTCGATCCACTAACAATACTAATATCGGCAATAAGAGATCTGTAAAGAGTTGCAGAAACAGAGAGCAGAACTTGGTCGGCGGTTGTTGCTGCCGTGGTCAGTGTTGCAGATCCTAGTAAAGCTTGAGCTAGTCCAAGGCTGACGGCTGTAGGAGTATTGAGTACAGGCGATCCTGTGAAGGTTGGAGTACCGCCACTAAAAATTACAGAGCCAGCCGTCCCACTTTCATCGGTCAAAGCCGCCGCTAAGTTGGCGCTTGAAGGAGTGGCTAGGAAGGTTGCGATGTTAGCGCCTAAGCCAGATACACCTGTACTGATAGGCAGTCCAGTAGCATTTGTGAGAGTTGCGCTTGATGGCGTTCCTAACGCACCGTTAAAGGTTGTAAATGCACCAGCCGAGCCGATGGCAACAGCCAAGGCAGTAGCAACACCCGTCCCAAGCCCAGATATACCCGTCGATACGGGTAAGCCTGTTGCATTGGTCAAAGTTCCGCCTGATGGAGTGCCAAGAGCGCCACCATTGACAACTACTGATCCAGCCGTGCCAATATTGACCGCTAATGCTGTTGCGACACTAGTTCCAAGCCCACTGACCCCTGTGGCTATGGGCAGCCCTGTAGCATTAGTAAGTGTTCCGCTAGATGGAGTACCAAGCGCTCCATTAAAAGTGACAAAAGCACCTGCCGAACCAACGTTTACACCAAGGGCTGTAGCTACGCCTGTACCCATCGTAAGTGCAGAAGCTACCCCAGATGTCAGGTTTAAAAGCCCTGTCCCCGTTGATCTTTTAAGTAGTTTCCCTGACGTATCAGCAAATAATGCAACTTCATCAACTACTGATGTAGCCGTATTTGTCGATGCATCACCACCAGCGCCACCAACAAGAGCAGCACCCGATCGCCTTGAGTAGAATAGGCAGCGCCAATTACCCGATCCTTCGGATACAAACAAGGCTGTATCACCTGCGGCAGTTGTGATGCTCGCGCTAGTTGGCAGGATTAGCGAAGTTGCGTTATAGGTGAGAGTTAATACACCTGTAAAGGTGACGTTTCTCCATACGCCAGCCGCGCTAGTGCCAAGCCCTGTAATGCTTGTAGTACCTGTAATCTGTACATAGTTACCAAGCGCCGCCCCTATGTCAGTCGTGGTAGCTGATGCAATATCAGCACCCTTTGCCATATTTACAGCACGGTCAAAAGTACTGGTTAGATCGGCTCTAATCCCTAACGGAAATCTTGTTGCTACTGGTGTTCCCATTTCTATACCTCCATAGTGGTTCTAAACACTTTTATTTTTGTATTCGCAGAAACTGGCGTAACCAATAACCGCACATTCGCCCCGTTTAATTCAAATCTAAAAGTAGCTAGATCGCCACTACTTTTGATGTTTGCGTACTGAGTATATGGAGGCGGATCGAGTCCATTATTTGAAACCAAGATTTCTGAAGCATGGGTATCGGAGCCTGAAGAAATTTGGATTAAATATTTAGCAGTGCGATACAAAGTTCCATCAAAGCTATCAACTACTTGATCGGCTGTAGTGCTAGAAGTAGTTAATTGCGCCCCTGTAATCCTTCCTATATTTGGGATTGAGAGGGTAGCAAAATCAATATTAGTAATCGCAAACGAGCCGCTAGAATTACGCTGTACTAAGGTGTTTGCTGTATTTAAAGCCGAATAAGCAGCCGTGGCTATTTTGGCTAGAGTTACCGATACAGCATTGATCGCCCAATTAGAACCGCCACTAGATACCGTAATATCGCCTTTGTTACCATCGGTTACACCACCACCATTAATCTGAACAGGCGCAGTCTGGATTATTAGAGTCGCCTGATTAGGACGCTCAATAATCTGTAACAGTGGCTCTGTGACTTTCAGTATTTGCGTCATGGCGACACCACAGGATCAATGACCAAAATCTCTAGCTGAGTTTTAAATGTTGGCACAGGATCAGAGATTAAAGATAGAAAGCAATGTCCCACCCATGTACCCGCACTCATAGCTTCGGTTTGAGTGTCGCTAAATTCAAATGTTGCAAGACCATCGTCATACCTCGTAATAGTTGGAATCACGATGTTGGTAGAAATCAAAGCAGAGGCGATCGCAAAGTAAATATCGTATAAATCTAAATCCAAATAAACAGGAGCCGCTAGCGTACCTGTCGCAAAAGTAAATTGATCGCGCCAAGGAAAGCCCTTAAGGATAGGGTTATTCTTAAATTTATTTACGGGTAACGGTTCAGCGCAACTCATTTATTTATTAAAATAGGCGACCTTGCGATCGCCTATTCCATTTAGATTTATTCGGGATCTACAGGGACTGCTAACGTAGTAGCCTTAGCCTTTTTCTTAGGTGCGATCGCTTCTGGTTCGCCCTCAACAATCGGACTTAAATCAGGCGGTGACGTTAGCCATCCGTCTGCAATCCAGCCTTCAACATCATGGTGATGGATTCGTCTTAATTCCCCTGTTTTAGGGTGATAAAGATTCATTTTCATGATTAGCAACCAGATGGAACGAGGTATGCACCAAAAGTGAGGTTTCCTGCTGTGCTGAGTTTGGTAGCTACAATTCGTAAAAACCTTGCATTAGCAAAAGTTTTATTAATTTGTTCGCCGCTCAAGAATACCTCTTGACCATTGAGAGCCGCGCCAGCCGCTACAGTAGGAGCGATAGAGGCGACTTGACGATAAGTACCGCCAACAGTGTCGCAAACTTCAAGAGATAAAGTCCAGCTAACCGATCCAGCCGAATAGCTAGAGTAAGCAGCCTGATTGATGATCACTTTTACCGATTCTTCAGCAGTAAAAGGATATTCAATGGGAGTACCTGTGAAAGTTGAACTAGCAGCAGCAGCCGTGTAATCGCGCAAAGTAGTAAGAGCGTCAATCTGCGACGTATTCGCAGGACGTGGCAATGTAGATTTGAAAGCGCCTGAGTAGACCATAATTTTCTCTTTAATTGGGTTGAAAGCATTGCAAAATATCAATTACGGGAAATCCCATAATTGATATTTTTAAGCGACAAAAGCAGCGTCCTTTACACCAGCAAGGCGAACAAAGGAGCGAGGGTTGTAGGTTGCGAAATTATTGAGCCAATCCATGCGAATCAAGCGCTTGGTTTCGGTTTGCATCTCACCCATGTCGCGCACATCGATACCGCCTGTTTGGATACCTGTAAGATCTTCAGGGCTAAACGCAACGACGTAGATCGAAGAGGTTACAGCCGATCCGCCACCGCTTCCAGTTTCTGCAAAGCCAAGGATTTGATCGCCTTCAGCGTCTTCTTCAATTGCGTACCAAGGAATACCCTTAAATGTAGGAGCTTCTACGCCTACGTCATTTTTGGTCTGCACAACATAACCAGAAATCGAAGGGTTAGAGATTGCATCTTGGTAGCGCAAAGCCAACTCTAGATTAGAGTAGATACGAAGTTGAGCGCGAGGATTAACAGGACGTACCTTAGCGATCGCACGACGTAAAGAGCTGAGAGATAAAGCGTCACCGCCTGAAGTACTGCCAGCTTGGATTAGTTGAGTACCGCCTGCACGGGTTTTAAGCCCTGAAAATTCTTTGGGGTTAGCAGCATGATCGCCATTAAAGAAATCACCATGCCATTTCAATTGCAACGACTTGAGAGCCATCGAAATTTGAGTGGTCAAGACGTTTTCGCCATACAGCTTTAAGCCAGCCGTATCGATCTTGATTTCGCCACCAGCGATAACCACTTTCTCGATCCGTCTTTCAACTTCACCGATATCTGCTGTAAAACCTTCATTGATGGAGCGGTTAGCCATTACAGGAAGTCGCTTTTCTTGTAACCACTCAACGACACCGCCCGCACGTTCTTCAAACGTAATTACGTCAAGGATCGGAGAATTACCCGCATACTGCTCGACAATACCAGCCTTTAAGATGTCACCCATCTCACGGGCTTGTTTCGCCATTTCTAATAGTGTTAAAGCTGCCATATTTATGATTCCTAACTTTGAGTGCTTTGCTGTGTAGCGGGGGCATCACGCTCAAAGGTAGAAATCACTTCTAATCTTTTCCGCAATCTTTTATTAATTAGGGCATCACGCCCCATTAACTTGGATTAACCTGATAATATCATATTAATAATTAATGTTGCAAAAGCCGTGAAAGTTTTTATCGGATGGACAAAAAGCAAAGAAGCGATCGCTACTCATAAATACCCTGAGTCTGGTTTACATCCCAAAGAATTTATTGAATGGGCTTTAACTACGCAGTTTAGCGAAACAGATCTCATCCTCACCAATTGCCCATCGCTTTTGTTTGCTTTAGCTATAAGGTTTACAGATTCGCTAGAAGCATTTTATGTTTTTGATGATGGCAACGTACTGCAATTATTGATAGACGATGAAGGCTACTTCATCGAGAATCGCCCCGAAAACTGGGGGGATGAGATACATCAATTAGCATCAGGATCTTATGGTGATTTCAAGGAATTTTTTAAATCTGGTACTAGGGAGTTGATCTAAATGGCAACAACAGAAACTTTAATCACGCTACAGCCAAATCAATTGCCAGAGGCGATCGCTAAAGGCTATCGTGGCGGTAATATCCTTGGCGATGACAACAACCCAACATTAAAGAGCATTGCTTATCAAAGACAGCAAGCTAATGTAAGGCGTTGTATCGATTTCTACGAAGGTCAAAGCGCTTGGATCTATGGCGAAAACCTCGATCAGATTATTGATAATTTGGCAGAAGAGTATCTACCCCTTATGCCAAGCGAAACACCGAAAGAGTGGTATTTCAGATTAAGGCGATCGCTATTCGTTAACTTCTTTAAACCAGCCGTCAAGATTGTATCTAGCTTGCTAAGTAAATGGGTGCTTAGTGGCAATGTACCTGAATCGGTTGTCAATGCATCTAAGAACTTTGACAAGCGCGGCACATCAATTAGAGCATTCTTTCTTGAAGCCGATCGCATGGCTGTACGTGATGGCTTTGTGGGAGTGCTTACCCTCTATCCTAATTTTGGCGAAATTCCTAATCGAGCCGTAGAACAACAATTGGATTTACGCCCCTACTCAGTACTAATTCCCCGCCTTGATATTGATATCAAGGATTACGAATACACTAATGACGGATCAGTATTGCTTAAGCATGTGACCATTGATCGTAGTGAGGTGATTAGCGAAACCCGTTACAAGCAATCGATGAAAAATTATTGCTGGGAATACGAGCTAATCAAGGTACAGGAAGAAGATCGTATTTATTATGCGGTCATGCGATCGGTAACTTGCATCGAAACTAACGACAAAGGCGAAAAGGAATATATAGAGGTGGAAGCACCCAAACCATTGCTAGACACCAATGGTAAGCCATTGAGTCAAATCCCCTTTGTTCTTTACTCAGTAACCAGCGCTAACCCTTGGGATACGATACCGCCGTTGCTTGATTTGCAGCAAAAAAATCATACTTATTACCAAGTATCTAGTGATTGGCTTGCAACGGTTCGCAAGATGCAACCCACGGCTGTACGTGAGCATATTGATTTTATTCCTAAAACCTTGTCACCTCTATCCACAGGCGGCGCGTCTGTTATCGAGACGGTGATAACTCAGATTGGAGCTGCTAAGGTTTACTATTTGCAAGCTGATGCCAATAGTGTCGCGCCTATGATTCAAGCGCTAGACCGATTAGAGGCATTGATTAAGCAGACTGTTTTCAACTTTTTAGGCGAGTCATTTGTCCAACAATCTGCTACTGAGGTAAGCATCAAAGCAGGGCAAAATGAAGCTGGTTTACAAGAGTATGAGGTCAATAAAGAGTCATTCTCTCAGCAAATTTTCTGTCATTGGGCTATGTGGGAAGGTGAAGACGTAACCGAGGATCGCGGTACAATTGACGTAGATTTGAGCTTTATTCTTGCCCCTGCGGATGTGAATCTGATTCGCACTATATTTGAGGTGATCAATAAAGGACTAACAGAAGAAGCAGCTACCGAGATTTTACACAGGATTAACTTCCTACCAAAAGATCAGAAGATTGTGGCGATCGCTTCACCTGTTGAGATGGTTGCTAATACTAATCAAAGCCAATCGATAGAGACTGAAGAAGATGATAATGATGACGAATCGGAGTCGGAATCATGAGTATCAACGAATCAATAAATCATCAGCTAATTATTAAAAATGGTTGCGAGTATTTCAAAAACTCACAGCCAGTTACTGATCGCAATCATTTTACTGGTTACATGGTTCGATATTCCCCATCTACTTATTTGCCATCAAGGAAACCGTTATGACACAAACATGGACAGACAACGATCGCGATCGCATCGTGAAATATCTCAATCTCACACGCGATTACTACGCATTGATTGAAAGTACACTTACAACCTATGAAACCACATATGGGGTAAGTGCTATAACTGAGGTACAATCAAAGCTTGATGAACTTGACGCATACAAAACTACTATTGATGGTCAGATGACCGATGGGAGTATTGGAGTAACATCAGTAGCTGTGACAGGATTTCACAGCTACTCACAAACAGGAGGCTCTAACATTAGAGCTACAATGACTTTGTATAAAGGCGATCAGCAATGGCTTATCGACAATTTGCAACTACAGAATTATGCGAGTCTATCAGGTAAACATACTAGAGCTTAAATATGCGATTTAAATATAGAAATTATTTCTGCCAGAACGAAGCAACAGACGGAGATGTGATTGATGTAGATGCATCTAGCGGCGCAACAGATGAGGTGAAACCAGAACCAGAAGAAAATGAAACAGTAAAAATCACGCTCAAAAAACTGAGATTGCAAGCCGAAGCAGCAGAGAAAAGAGCGAAACAAGCTGAGGCTCAACTCAAGGAAAGGGAGCGCTTAGATGAAGAAGAACGCGCAAAACGGACAGGCGATTTCGAGACCTTAAAAGAGCGTTTACTGACCGAAACAGCAGCTAAGGAAACAGCAGCTAAGAAGCGTGAAGAAGAAGCTTTAGCAAGGCTAGAAGAGAAAGACGCAAAGGTTAAGCAGCAATTTATCAAAAAGGAAATCAAAGCCGCCTTTGCTCAGGTCTTTAAATCTGAATTTCTTGACGATCTAACCAACAATCCAGCTTACGCTAAGCAGTTGGAAGCGATCGAGAATGAAGATGGTGAGTACGAGGTAATTGTGGTTGAGTCCGTCAAAGATCGCACTCAGCGATTCAAGGTAGTGGACAAAAAGACTGTCCCCTTCACGATTGAAGATTGGGCTAACGAGATTGCAGCTAAAAAGCCGTCGGCAGCAAAGCCACTTAATCGCGCTAGTGGTGACAATATCCCTAATGGCAGTGGCAAACGTCAAACGAGTGATTTTAATCGCACCGCAGATCCGATGGACTTGGTGAAGAAGGGTTTAGGACTCAGCTAATTAGCTAACAAAATCAACAAAAAAGCGCTGTAGTTATGGCGCTTTTTTGTTGCGTTACATAGCTCTACTACTGCCAAAGCTTGATTGACGATTAACAGGAGGCATAGATGCGATCGCATATCGCAAACAGTCGATACCATGTGTCACTTGGTTATCCGCCTCCTCCTCAGTGATGTTGCCATATTTATCCTTTTTGCGGTGATACGATTGGCACTCTTCAAAAAACTGAGGCAATGTGTCCACAATCTTGATTCGTTCGTGGTAAAAATCACTGCTCATTAAGTCAATGCCCTTGATAAAATCATTTACCGCGCCCCTGACTTCTGAGCAGTAATTCTTAAATGGCTCTTTAAATATTTGACCCTCTTTCGGTTTCCATACTCGCAATGATTTGATTGCATCTGGTCTAGATGGGTCACCAAAGGCTCTGTTAACTTGCCACTTCATTGCTAATTTATGGCACTCGTACAAAAAGTCATCTTCTAATATAGCCTGACCTTGCATTGTCCTAGGTACACGCCACTCATCAACTACAAACCAATGATAAAAGCCATCTTTGATAAAGGCGCAAACCACTAAAGCCCTTGGATTTACCGCGCCCCAATCCACTGACAATATGCGATATGCAAACTCATTAGGTAAGTCGCGATCGCTGATGATATGCCTAGCGCTTAGCGTCTCAAAGAATTGCCCCTCAAACATCTCAAAAGATGCTTCCATTTCTTGACGGAATAGCCTTGGTGACAAGCTTTGTCTAAGCAACTCAATGTCTTCTGGCTTGAGGTGTGGATTGTCTACGCTTTTAAATTTAAAAGCTTGCCATACCATCGGATCGGCTATGAGTGCATTTTCGTAAGCATCATAGGTATGATTACTTTTACCTTTAGGTGTATAAGTGAATAGCGCTGTACTGCCTTGCGTATCAGATAATGCTGGCTGAATAATTTCAGGGAAAATACTAGCTTTCCAGTCTTGCCACTCATCACCGCCAAAATGCCATAGGCGCAAACCACGAGCGCGATCGCCATCACCATCATTCAAACCCATAATCATGAGATCGGGCATATAGAACTTATACGGATCGGGGTTCTTAAAGGTAATCGTAAACTCTGATTTACTAACATTCTCGACAGCTTTGTGATTGCGTAGGATGTTTTGCAACTGCTTCCATAGCAGTCGCCTAGCCATAACCAAGGTAGGAGCAGCTAACACTACTACAGGCGGCGACACTGGATTGTATGGCGCACCAATCGCAACGCGCTCTAGGGCTTTGTATATCTGCAATACAGTTTTACCAAAACGCCGCCCTGACACTGCGATCGTGTATTTGGCGTGGCTATTGGCTATCGTTTGCTGTAATGGATGTAACTGTATCTTCTGCTGTTGCGAGTATGTCTGAGAACGGGTTTGTTTCTGAGCTATCTGAGTCTCTACCTTTTCCCAAGCTCTTTCCATCCGAGCCTGTGTCGCTGGTAAGAGTTCTAGGATCGGTGAGAAGGTAGCCAAGTTTTAATGCCTCATTTACGATTTTGTCTGGCGACCATGTATCAAGGTCTAATGCTGTCCGTCCGATGCGTTGGATAGTGGATAGAGAGCCAGATAACAGGCTTATATCCTTTGTTGCTAACAGTGTTTTATTAACCTTAGCTTCATTCAAATGTCCAATTATCTGCCCTTGTAATGCCCTCGCAACAGTCAAGATATCAGCATCAAACTTAGTTTGCTCCCCTGCTAGGCTTGATACTTTTTCTTGCTTTGACTCTTGAGATACACGCCTCAAGAATATCTTAGATTGCTCTACCCATTTGTCTTTTGACGATCTTTGCTGAATATAATTAAGGCTCATCCCATACTTTGTAGCTAAACTTTGCAAAGATGGGCGTGTATCATCGCTAGGGGCTTCTATATACTCCTTACTAATTTTATCCCAATCATGTTTTGATGCCATATCAAGTACTTGACATTAAACCTTATATTATTTTATCAGCTAGCTTATATTAGCTAATCTAACTAATTTACTGCGATTATCTAGAAGTTCCATATTTCGCAAATTCAGATCCCGCATCATAAATTTTCCCAGAACCTCCACCCATGCCATTAGTACCAGTAGCGCTTCTAGCATTCACTGTAATCAACCGTTTAGCCTTACCTCGTTCTTGCTGGGTAGAATTCGGGTTTTTAAGAATAGCTTGATTTTTAGCAATATTACCAGCCGACGCTCCAAACTTAGACTCAACACTACTACGCTGACCTACAGCGCTACGCTTAGCGCCGCCTCCACCACCGCCTCCCTTCTTGAACCGACCACTCATCTTTGCGGGATCATTACCACCGTAATACTGAACACCGTTGCTATTGTCTAATGATTCCAACATAATCGACCTCATTAATTTCATTATCATCATACTCAATCATAGTATGAGTCCATCCATCCGCGCCATAACATAGTATAGGCAATTTATCCACATCATCTAACAAATAATTACCATTGCTGTCTACAGCATAGCTGAAAGCAGCTTTGTTGACTGGATGAAAAGGTACGTTATGAGACTTCAAAGAGCATTTTAAGATTGTCTCAAATGTTGGATTCTTAGGCACTTTAAAACCTAACGCTTTCTCAGGACACATTCTAACATTGCTATCGATATAGTGATAATTTTGTGATGTAACAAATGTGGGTAGTAATGGAGTAAAGAACTCTACCCATTCCCGTTGCGTGAAAAACTCACGGTTTAACGTAGCACACCGATTAATAAATTGCTGAACAACTGGGAATAATTTCGGGTACATCTTATAAGCGTCAAAAAAGTTTGAATACTTACCATTAGCAATACTGTAATTCTCTAACCCTATTGAGCTTGAATATTCACGACACATCTCTACAAATTCTTTCCTGTAAGGATCGCTATGTTTCTTCTTGAGGCAATCACTAATTAAATCTTCGCCTAATAACTTGCGATCGCGATCTGACATTACCTTTTTCTGCTTAGTATTGATGTGCAGATTCTCCATCCATGTACCAAACACACCGATCTCTTTTAGCCGATCAAAGAACGGGATAGGGTCTAATAACCAGTCAGGCTCGCAAGGGTTACATCCAACGATTACCGTATGACCTTTTGCGATCAAAGCTTCTAATAATTCATAGCGATGCTCTAAAGGCGGTGCGCTAGGCTCTATGGATTTGCGTGTTTCATCATCAGAGAAAGAGATCGACACATACCAAACACCAATCGGCATAAACTCTAATACCTTTTCCCATCCTTTACCGCCCTTGGTTTGCACAGAGTAAGGTATACCAAGCTCTGTCATGGTTCCCATAAAAGGAACCATTTGACGATAATTTGAAGCACTAAACGGGTCTATGTGGTTGCTAACAATTACAGGATAGCCGTCTCTCAGTAAATATCCCTCTATGGTATTTCTATTTTGATAATCAGCTAATAGCCTTGATACGCCCTTAACGTCAAGTGTACGAGTAGGACTATTAAGATTTGCGAAACAGTAGGCGCAAGCGTGAGCACACCAATTACCGCTTAATTCTAGGGGTGCGGGTATCTTAAGCAAACCGCCGTAAAGAGGCTTTAATCCATCCATGTTTTATTTAAAAAGGTTGAGTTGTCCTTGCCTTTCAAGTCTAGCGGATTGAATACTAGCATTACGAGAAATATCACCTGAAGTCATGGCGCGTTTTTGAAATAGTGTTTTCTCTCCTTTGACGCGAGTATATGCCCGTTTACCCTTCCCTTGTATTGTGGCAATCGCGATTTTGTTGTTACGAATATCTCTAAGCAATTTACCAGTTTTTTTCTTTATACCTCTTTTGTTTAGACCCTTTACATTCATTAACAGTCGAGTCCCCCCCCCCGATCCTCCCTTCTTGAACCGACCACTCATCTTCTTAGGATCGTTCCCGCCGTAATACTGAGTACCGTCACTGTTGTCTAGCGATCGCACCATAATAATCACCTTAGATCTCTTGAGATTCTAGCAGCATTTCAAACGCAGCAGTATCATTTTTTATCCCAATACTTTCCTTATACTCATTCCATCTTTGCATAGTGCGACTGCCAACGACAATCGGTATAGGCTGCTTGTTGCCGCCACTGCGATCGCTTGCGTATGCTGGTAAGTCATTATTGTCTGAGAACTTGAGAAAGTCAGGCTCTTGATGGTCAATTATTTCTTGCTTTTGCTCAGCTAACTTTGCGAGTTCATCGTCAAAATATAGATCGCTGATGTCAATTATTTGCGCTGTTTCTTGCAGTAAATCAATATCTAAATCATAGTTAATCTCACTGATGCGATTGTCTGCAATGCCTAACCTGATAGCGCGAGGATCATCGGCGGTGGGGATATCAACCCGTCTAAGAATTACAGGGCGCGTACCATCGATATCAAATACGATAGGCTCTGCTTCATCACCAAATAGCTCTTGTGCCGTCTCTAATCTTGCACTACCACTAAATGTCTCGTTGTTAGCCGCGACAGTGATAGCAGACTGCCATCCTTCCTTTGAGATGATATTGGATAGCTGTCCCATACCACGGGGTTTGTGTTTATTGAGATTTTTTTCTTGAATACGAAAATCTGAGAGCTTAGCTTTACTTTTCGCCATAAATCAACATACGAATTTACTGCGATTCTAGCATTATCGCGCCCCATGATGGCGATATCGCAAGATTACTGATATTAAAAAGTGGTAAAATATTTGTGTGATCGCGTATGCAACTACCGATCACATGAGCATACCTAAAATCAGTAGGAATACTAATGAATATTGTAGATGAAATCTGGAAAGATGTATTGGGTTACGAAGGCTTGTATCAAGTTTCTAATCTTGGGCAAGTAAGAAGTTGCGATCGGATGGTAAAGAGTAAAAACGGTTACAGGATAGCTAAAGGCAGAATTTTAAAGCTTTCCATGCGTAACAAATATTTGTCTACTGGGATTTGCAATCTAGGTAAAAAAATCACTTGCGATGTTCACGTTTTAGTTGCAGAAGCTTTTTTAGGTGCAAGACCTTCTAAGCACAATGTCAATCATTTAAATGGAGTAAAAACAGATAATCGATTAGACAATCTAGAGATCTGCTCTGCATCCCAAAACACTTTACACGCTTTCAAAATGGGGCTAGCGAAATCAGGAGAGAATCATTTTGAGGCTAAGCTGACAAATAGTCAGGTCTTGGAGATTCGTGAATTACTTAAACAAGGCAAAAGTGGCAAAGAATTAACTCTTTTATTTGGCGTTAATAAGGTGTGTATTTCAAGAATTAAAAGTAACAAGATCTACAAATTGGTCTGAATTGATAACCACATGATCAACCTCATACTTAACAACGCAGGTCAATATGACAAGTTTACAACTATTTTCGTTCAATGATCAATCGGTTCGTGTTATCTCTGTTAATGGAGATCCTTGGTTCATTGCTCAAGATGTACTGACAGCCATCAAATCTACAACGACTGTCACAGCAGCTAAAACCGTTATAGAGAAAGAGTTAGGAGAGGAGTTTGTTAGTAACACACCCCTTCAAACTTCAGGAGGGACTCAGGATTTTATTATTTTTGCTGAGGCGGCTATAACCTTTCTTGTTTCCCGTTCTCGTACCGCAATGGGTAAAGCATTTAATCGACTGCTTCACTCTGAGATCCTCCCAACCATCCGCAAGACTGGCAAGTATGAGGTTAACCCGCAATTAGCGATCGCCACTGCGATGCCTCAAAACTACATCGAGGCATTAGAAGCTCATCTGCAATCTGAGAAAGAAAAGTTAGTGCTGACGGCTGCTAACCAGAAACTCATTGAGGCTAATCAATCGCTGCAATCTGAAGTGGAAGTCTTAGAGCCGAAAGCGATCGTCTATGATGCTGTCATGGACTCTGAAACATGGTTAGACGTTCGAGAGCTTTTCAAGTGCCTTGCTATCCCCAAATATAGGGAAAAAGATTTTAGAGCATTCCTTTGTCACAAAGATGTGAAGATTTTAAGTAAAGAAACAATGCAGCCATATAGCACTTGGATCGGCTCTGGACTTGCAAAACTAACACCTGTGACTCTACCTACTGGCAACATTTACCACAAACCCGTATTTAGCTGGAAGGGGTGCGAGAAAATCATCAATGCTTTACGGGGTCATGGTGTGATTATGAGTAGTCATCAAATTGATTTGAATCTAGGATTTAAGGTAGTGAAAAACTAATGGAACAATTCGACATCACCAAATGTGTACCACGGGCAAGCGCAAAGCCCAAAGTACACAACCCGTTCCCCGTCGATACGAGTCAGCTAACTAAGCGATTAATTCGTGAGCATTATCCAGAGTTGGAGCATCGGTTAATACGAGATTAAGTAATAAAAAAAGAGTATGTTCTATTTTGGAACATACTCTTTTTTTATCTCTTTGGACGCGTGGCACATGAGGCTATCTTCATTCTAAATCAGGAACCGCATTCCAAGCCGCTAATTTAGCCTTCCCCACAGGCACTCCATGTAATCGAGCATGACTATAAGCCTTAGCTCTGAGCTTTGCTATATCACGCTGTTTTAGCTCATTTGGTGTTGCCTTACGCATCTTAGGGATAGCCCTGTAATTACCCTCTATACACTCAATATGCAAGCGCCTATTACCATAAGCGATCGCGCCTTGGTTAAGGAGTAAGCGCAATGCGCTCGTATTGATTTGAGTACATATTTCGATATAGCGTAGGGAGTAAGATCCGCGATGGGCAACAAAGAAGCCGATGAGCTTGGCTCGTTCAAATTCCAAGTTGGTATGCATTAATAATCAACCAAATCCACGATTAAACCCTCTCGACCTCGTAGCCAGTTATTTTCGTAAACCTCCATAGAACCAATAAAAAAACTAATAGTACCTAAAGTAGTCCTGATCTCATGATCGTGTTTTTTCACGCTAAGGATTTGCAACCCATCGGCTTGATAATTATCTCTGATAATTTCAGTCAACATTGGTAGAATCCACTGAAATTGTCGGTGAGTTGCGAGTCTGCAATAGATTTCCTGATTACCTAGTAATAAATGATTGCAGACATTACTGAGAGCGATCGTAGTTTTGCCACATCCGCGATCACGGATATTGTTTTCTAGTACATGTAACGCTCTTTCAGTATCTAATTTCATCACACAACCTCACTCTACATACTCTCCATCGTCATCAATAATCACAACCTGTCGAGGCGCGATCGGTGTGGGGTTTATGGCTAACAAGAGTTTGCAGAGTGCGAGTGCTGGTGTGATTGCAGACGCTGATTGTAAAAGGCAAGCTGCATCATACATAGGATTATCTCTATATCCTTCACCCTGACATTTTAAAAGGCATGGCGATAAACCAAGGATTTCAAAAACCTTCCAGATTGCATCCAAGCTCTCAACATACTTAGGCACAAACTTGCCTAGCTCTGGATGTGCGACGTTAGTGCCCTTGAGAACATCTGGGAACGATCCACTGCTATACCAAGGCTCAATCTCAGTCCATCCCGCTTTCTCTGCTACAGCGCGGTTAATTTCTTTATTGGTCATTTTTGTGTCCAATATCAATTACTTCTTTATCCAAGGCTAGCATGATCAGTGCTAGCTCACCTTTTAGATCCTCTAGAGTCAAACCTGCGGGAGTAATCTCATGAGCGCTCCAGCTAGTTAATTCTCCCTTGCTATTGGAATAAAACTCACGAATAGCAAATATTTCGTCGCCATTCTTGAAGATTTGCTTTGAAACTCGATATGTCCATCTCATAATAGTTCCTCCAAATAATCATCAACAAACTGCACGCGATCGCACAAATCCAAGCAATCTTTTGGCATCACCTTATAAGGCAAATCCAAATAACCAAGCATCCCTAAAAGCTGAGTATGCAACTTAAAAATCAATGGCTGATTAATTGCTGCTTTATACTCCCTCTCAACAAAAGGAATAGCGGGGGGAATTAGTACGATTTTGTCAAAATATTTAATCGTGACATTAATACAAGTCTGCAAGTAATCCATGACTCTTGACTGCATACGCTCGCTTAGCTCACCGTTGCCAATATCTGCGAGTAGGTAAGCAACCATATCGAGAGGGGTGCGATCGCAGATAAAACTAGGTTCGTCAATATCGAACCAGATATTTCCAGCTTTATCTAAAATCTCCTCTTGCAAACGCAATCTAATAAGAATATCAAGTTTATCCGACGGGTGAAAACCATGCCGCAAAAACACGCTACTTGCATCAATGGGGATATATGGAATCCCTAGCTTGTGCTCTAAGGCGATCGCTAGTGTAGTTTTGCCTGTACCATGAGCGCCGCAAAGTCCTAAGTTAGCCATTAGTTTCACCATCGTTACTTAGCAAAATCTTCAAAGCACCCCGCAAGATTGGGAGTTTTTCACTGTCTGTACAACGCAAGCTATTAGCATATTTAATCTGTCTTGCAATATCGTCTAGAAATCTGCCGTATTCCGTCGGCGGGATTGAGTTGTAATCGTTGATATTAGCCATCATATTTACCATACATAGTTTTAATAGCGGATTCGGCTTGCAACTTCCTATATTGCTTTAGTACCAACATACAAGCCTGAAACTCGCGCTCTATTATTTTGGGCTTGCAGTCTTCAAATGTTTTTGCCATCATGCCCTCGCTGTATATACTGATTGTGCCTGATTCTGATATTTGCCGTTGCGATCGCTGTAACTAATATCGCAGTCATCACCTTGGAAAAATGCCATCTGCAAGATCCCCTCATTTGCATAGAGCTTACAAGGGAAATCGGTATAGTTGCCAAATTCCAAAGTCAAAAATCCCTGCCATTCGGGTTCTACTTCTGTAGTAAATGGAATAGCAGCACAGCGAGCATAAGTAGATTTACCGATCGTTAAGCCGATCACGTTACGGGGCATATCAAACCGTTCTACCGATACACCAAGGGCGGCGCTATGCGGGGGCATTACAAAGTATTGTCCAGATTCATCGCTATGAAGTTTTGCTTGATATAAAACAGACTCATCAAAATTTTTAGGATCAATAATTGGTGTTTTTAGCCATCCTAGTTTTTGCCAGATATTCCGATCTTTGAAGATACGAAAATCGTGATCAGCAAGCCGCAAGTCGTAGCCATAGGAGCTTACACCATAGCTAATAGCTTTACGGGTAGGATATGCGTAAACACTGGCATATAAATGCACTGACGGCAGATCAGTAGTTTTTACTTGAGTGTTTACAAATGGCGAAAGCATCGGACGATCACCTTTGCATAGTTCTTTAATTTGGCGATCGCTAAGCAGTGAAAATGTCATTTAATCCTCCAAAAATAATAAACTAATCATCACAAAAGCCCAAAATATTATGCCTAGAATGCTTGCCGTAACGTCAAAGAATCCCCAAATAGTGAGTATCCATCCAAACGTAAAAGCCATCATAAATTTCATAACCTAAAGCCTCCTAATCTTCTGTAAATCATCAGCATTGCAATTCAGTACATTGCAAAAAGCGTCAATCAGATCAAACTCTAAATACTTAAAATGACCTTGCTCTAACTTTTGGATTTTGCGGATATTACAACCCTCCAAAACTTCGCCATATTCTTTAATCCAATCATCGCAAAGCTTAGCTAGTTGCGCTTGGGTTAGCGATCGCGCTTTGCGTAGGCGCTTTAGATTTAGCTGCATGACTTTAGCTCTTGATATTTGCGCTCTAACTCTGGTAGATCGCAAGCAGTCCAAACACCTCTAAGGCGTTTCTTCCATCTACCCTCTTGAAATTTAAACGAGCTAGTTTCCATGATTTTACTCCATTGGATTTCTCCCTCAGATTCTTTGCGAATAAAGATCTCACCCTCAAAACTAACTTCTGTTGTTGTTACTGCATACTCTTTTCTAATAATCACATTGTTACCTCATTAACTACTACCCACTATAACATCTACTATCCCTTTAAGGGATACTTTTTACTTATACGATTAGGCGAAAAGCAGTGATAATACTAATCATTTGTGTATTGACTATCCCTTGAAAGGATAGTAGTGTATAACTCAATCAGGTAACACAATCATGAAACCCGCAAACCAGTACGCCTCGACCACGCCGATCCCTGATTGGTTTGAGTCTGAAATTATCAAGCTAAACGCAGATGATACCGCCCATTTTATAAGCGATCTAGGATTGGCTTTACATTATGGAGAATGGGATATGAATCTAGGATCTATAGGATTATCTAGTGCTGCTTACGAGTGGCTAGAATCTCAAGATCGCGTCACATTCAAAGCATTGCTCAAATGGGTATCTATGGAGTTGATCGACTAAGCTAAAATCAATTAAACCTACCCTCTAAAACCACATGCTAAATACTTTGGATTTTGCCAGAAAAAAGCAGATAATCAGAAGTTTTCGAGAGGGGATTTATCAAAATTTTAACTACAAGTGCGTATATTGCGGATCGCTAGCACAATCACTAGATCACGCAAAACCGAAAGCAAAAGGCGGCGAAACAGTGGCAAGCAATTTATTACCTGCTTGCTTGTCCTGTAATCGCGATAAAGGTAGTCAAGAGCTATTTGCATGGTATCGAGCGCGATACTACTGGACTCAAGAGCGTGAAGCGGCGATCGCTAATTGGATTAATTAACAAAGGAGTAAATACTATGGGTCGTGAAGTTCGCAGAGTTCCCCCTGATTGGGATCATGAAAAGTATTCAAGCAAGCCATTAGGCGATCGCTTTGGCAAAGCATTAACTGATTGGATAAAAGGTTACTCTGAGTGGAGAAAAGGTTATCGATACAGCCATTTAGTCGAAGAGTGGATTCCTATAGAGCAAGAATACAAACAATATCCTTATACCGACTTTGTTGGCGATCGCCCTGATCCTAATGACTATATGCCTGATTGGAACGAGTCAGATCGCACACATTATCAAGTTTACGAAAATGTGACTGAGGGCACTCCAATCTCACCAGTATTTGCAACTGAGGAAGAGATGATCGATTGGCTTGTACAAAATGAGTCAGGCGCGCGCGAGTATTGGGTTAACGCGATTAAGACTGGAATTTATTAACAAAAGGAGTAACAATGATGATAATGACAGTAATCAGAGCTTACGGACAGCAATTAAACCTTGCTTGCGATGGCAATTGCAACAAAGCGTATGGAATTAACAACCGCCCAAAAAATCAGCTTTCCAATGATGAAGACAATTATGAGTGGCTAGCAGATCATGAGATTGGGATTGCACCTATAGATCCTAAAACTTATGTAGGCGATCACGCAAAGCCTACCGACGGGAAGCATAATAAATGGTGCTTTCATGAGTGTGAAAGATCGGCAAGCGCTGAGTTTCCAGATATTCCGCAACTGCCAGATTTTAGTAATCGCCACGCTAATATTTCGTAGCAGCACAACCAAAGGAGTAAACCATAGTGTTAAAAGAAATTTTTACCGCAGCTAAGAAAAGCTGGATTAGTGGTGGAATTAAATGGCGTGAAGAATTTGTAGAAAAAGATATTGACCCAGACAAATTTTTAACCTTGCCAAACAATCAAGGTGTGGAGATGTTGCAAAAATATCTACGCTGTACCCCGCAAAGCAAAATTCAATTTCTAAATATGACGGTGCGTTCCAACTTGTTTAAATTTATAAAAATTGATTAATTAGCACAACCCACAAAAAAAGAGAGCGATCAATGCGATCGCTCTCTTTTTTACTTATAAGGCTTTGGCTTAGGCTTACTACCTTTGGGCTTTGGTTTCATCTTCATGGCAGTGGTTTTGTGTGGGTTTGCACTTTTATTATTGCAGTATAGCAATCATGCAGTAAATAAGCTTAGTTGTCCTTTTGGCACTCGTGGCGGTTTCTTGGTTTTGATTGGTGCGTTCGGATCATGATTTTCGATCCTGTTACGCATCACCTCAAAATAATGCTCATCTTTCTCAATGCAGATATAGCGGCGGTTTGTGTTGATACAGCCTATGGCTAATGTGCCACTCCCTGCGGTGTTATCTAGGATTAGTTCGCCTTCGAGGGAATACGTTTTTAATAAATATTCGATTAGTTTTACAGGCTTTTGGGTGGGGGCTAGACGATTTAAATTGTTTGTTTCTAGTAGCTGAGAATTGTATCTATATACTGACTTCGGATACTTTAACCCATCTGACACCAAAGACCTTTCGTACACTGTCGTAAAATTTAAGCTCCCATTTCTGGGGCGGTTGCCATGATTTTTTACGATTCTTAGTCCTTTCTTTTGAGGGTAATAATTGTGAGAGCCTTTAGAAAAAATTAGTACGTTCTCATGGCTTTTAAGCGGTTGAAACTTTGCACAGCCAAAATTAGAGCCTACTTCTTTATCCCAAATCCACTCATACTTAAACCACTTAGGATTGCTCATCACAAGCGCACTAGTAAACGGTTGTGAACCAAAAAGACAGATCGCGCCATTAGGCTTAATGATTCGCTTGTACTGCTCCCATAGCAAATCGAAGGGAATGACTATATCCCAATGACACGCGGTAATACTTTCTCAACCATAGGGCAAATCGCAAATAACACAGTCTATACTTCTGTCTGGGATAAACTTCATAGCTTCCAGACAGTCGGCATTAACAATGCTATTAGGCGCGATTTGCCCTATGGCTTCAACCTCATTAATAGACTTGATTACGTTCAATTTAAACTTGAGGGGCTAAAAAATGATAAAATATTAGTGTGCTTAAAGTGAGATTACCACAAATCACCCTAAGCACTGCTACCTAAAACTACTAGGCAACTACCATTACTTTCACGGAGTAACAGCATGAATAAATTATATCAAGAAACTGTCTGGAAAGATATTAAGGGTTTTGAAGGTCACTATCAAGTAAGTAGCGATGGCAGGGCTAGATCGCTTGATCGTATGACAATAATGAAAAACGGCTACCCTAGACCTTGTAAAGGTAGGGAGCTAATTCAAGCAATCAACAATGGGTATTTACAGCTTTGCCTACATCTTTCTGGTAAAAGTAGCCCAAAGCTTGTTCACCATTTAGTCGCTTTTACTTTTATCAGCGAAAGACCTGAAGGGCTAGAAATCAACCACATTAACGGTATTAAAACAGATAACCGAGTTTGTAATCTTGAGTATGTAACCCCAAAGGAAAATTCAAGACATGCATTGCAGCTAGGCTTGAAAATCCCTAAAAGGGGTTCTGCCTTGATGATATCAAAACTTGACGAAGAAAAAGTTTTGATTGTAAAAGAGAGGCTAAGCAAAGATGAGTCTTGCACCTCTATTGCCAAATCGCTTGGACTAAACACTTCAACAATTAGAGATATAAAAATCGGGAAAACTTGGAAACACGTTTAATCACGATTTTATGAATGGTAACCGCCTAACGATTTACTTTTGTTAGGCGGTTACCATTCATCTCGCAACCAGAAAACCAAAGATGCAAAGCGCACCAAAATCCTAGAGAGCTATGGCTTTATCGTTTTGCGATTCACCAATACACAAGTTAATCAGCCAGATTTACTCATCACCAAAGTTCGGGCGGCGCTAAATATTCGCGAAGTCAAAAAACCTCAAATCGTGGCGATCGTTGCGGATGCTTCAGATTTAAAGAAAATGGTTGACCAGAAAACCAAGGATAATACTTTTCACCTGATAGCTAAAAAAGCTGCTAAGACTGCAATTAGACAAGAACGTATTGGCAATCGCAAAGCAGAACGTAACGGGCTTAAAGCTGAAAACGCGAGGCTTAGGAAAGAACTTAAGGATCTGAAAGCTTCTTTATAAAATACTTGCGACAGATTGTTTTCATCTTTCCCAAAATGGTAAAATCTCAGGCAATCAAGGGAGTTAAGCAATGAGAAAACAACCATTAATAGGCGCTTGCAGATGCAAAACTATGCGGATGGTGAAAGGGCGCAAAGATTATGAATGCTGTGAATGTAACGCGATACTTGGCAAAGGTACAGTGCATCAGTTAGCCAAAGGGATTTGGGGTAACTCAAATCTAGAGTTTCGCACCTGTGAAGATTGCTTAAACCGATGGGAACAATTAATAGCTGATTACCCAGATTTTAATTTAACCCCGTTCAATCATGGCGATCTTAATGAGGCGATCGCATACAACGAATTGCAGCAAGCTTTTAAAGTTGGTGATTTGGATTTAGTTGATACTGCCATCAAGAACTTTGAGCCGTATGCCTACGGAGAATTTAAACAATCATTGCAACAGATAAAAGCTGAATTGGTAGCTGCTTAATAAAAAAGCCCGATCAAATGATCGGGCTTTTTTATGTTAATATAGCTTCACCACTGGTTAATTTTGAAGGTCAGAGATCAAAATTAACGTTACTCGAAAGGGGCGTGGAGATCCAACTGTTGACGCAGTCGAATGACACAATCTTACCATAACTACACGACAATATACACAGCATTTAGCCAAAGTGATAAATTACCTCACTTGGTTAAGTTGCTGTATTTATTCGTGCGTTCCTATGATAAGCAGTCATTCGTACCGCGTCACAAGAAGGGTACACAGGGCAAAGGATCAGGCATTGTAGTTTTAGACATTCCGACGATCGCAGCTACTTTAAAGCGCAAAGAATCCACAATTAAAAAGAATTTACGCTTAGCTCTAAAGCTAGGTGTTTTCTGGATGCTTGAGATTAAAGGTAATTGCGTGAGGCTTGTTTATTCTGCCATGACTAAACTTTGCTCACTGCTTGGCATATCTAATTTAGGCGCTATACACGAAGAAAAAGCTACTGAGCTTGATAATATTCGGACGCATAACATTAGAGCTACTGTTGCTCAAAAACAACGCAATGCACAGCAAGGAGCTTTACGCAAAACCAAGGAGGAAAATGAATTAAACCAAGGAAAGAAACTTACCAGACGGGTAGTTAAACCATCCAAGATTTTTAAAAACGTGTCAATTCTAAGCGATCGCGATCTCCCCAAAGAAAAGGTAGAGAAAGCATCAGGCATCAAGGCTTTTAGAAAGGTACTTGGAACTAGGTTTTTACTGGTAAACCGTCAATTCGTGCCATATGGCGTTTCTCAAGAGACTATAGGTAAATTAGTTAATCGGACACCTCAAACGGTTAGAAAGCATCTTAAAGCTATTAAGGACTTACCATCTATTGAGTGTGTACAAATTTGCTACCCTAGCAACGATGCAATAAGAACCCCTGAATTTTGGCTTGACCATAATTTAGGAGAAAAGCATTATTTGCGCTTTAAAGGCGATCGCGAATTGTATCAGATTCACACTAATATCTATAACCTTGAAGAAGACGCTAAGCAGCTACTTGGATGCAATGCACTGAGAAGACGTATAAGCAAAGCTACCCGAAAATATCAGCATAGCGCCCCTGCGGTATTGCAAGCTTAAGTAGAGATTACTTTTCATCCCTCTAAATCAGATCGCTGTCATAGGCGATCGCTTTGCTGAATTTGCTAATTAAATAAAGTTGTAGAAAATAGTTGACAACTTAACCAATGATCTATATATTTAGATCAAGGTAACAAACAAAGGAAAACAGCAATGAAAGCATTAGTTTTGACAAACGAAATCAAATACACAGTAAGCACTAAAAAAGGTGTTAAGACCTACTCATTATTTGCTCGTGAGTTTGGCGGTTACGTTGACGATTTAACTTTACCTTGCAGACCTGTTAAACGCGCAGTGATTGGTAGATTTATCCAAATTGCTAAAGGCACTGATAAAAAGAAGTTTGACCAGTACATCAAAAAATGTCGCGCCGCAGGTGACATTATCGAGCTAGAAGGTGAAAACCTTAGATATGGGATTGGGTAGCATGAACACCGATCAACTCTTAACCCATACTCGAAACTTGCTTGCATCATACGGTAAACCTGATG